GGCTTGTTGTGCTGAATCAGTCTTTGGTTTTGCAAGTCTTGGGTCAACTTTACCTGCACCATATCCAACTGATGATGGTGCATTTGTATCAAATCCGGCTTGTTGTGCTGGATTGAGAACTGGTTTCTTTGGTTTAGGAGAATTTTGGACTTTAATTTGATTTGCCAACTTAGAATCTATATTTGTCAACTTTGTATTTGTAGGCGTTTTCATTCCTTGTCCTGCCATAGCCAGAGGATTGGTTGTAGTAATAGATCCATCCGCGGCAATCTTTCCTTGAGCAATTTCATATGGGTCCGGTGCTTTACTTAGCGCCGCTTGATTAGCGGCCTGTCGTGCGGCTTTTTGTTTGGCCGCAACTACTACTGGCGAAGTCTCACCTGATGTTGATTGTGCTATTGTTGTACGGTCAAGAGCGTCTTGTGCTTGTTTATATTGTTGCTGGGACGCCTTACTTGTAGGACTTCGAAATTGTGCTATGGCATCAGCTTCACCTTCACTCCGACTCGCTATTTCTGCCTGTCTGTTTCGTTCTGCTTTTTGTGCCGCAATATTTGCCAAACTGGCTTCTTTATCGGCTTGTTTTTTTGCGGCTACATTGTCTCGCCAATTTGGATCGTTTAATGCATCTTTACCTAATAATGCTACAGCCTGAGCTTCTTCTTCGCCTGTGCTACCTTTATCAGCTATTCTAGCATCCTGTTGTCTATCTATAGGTCTTTCTTTATATGCTTGTTTAATTCGTTTTTCCCTTGCTTTACGAATATCTAAATCAGACATACCTCGAGTATCCCACCATCCACCCAATGGATCGTCACCTTGATCAAGTCCTAATCTTTTATACTCTGCTTCGACTTCATCTACGTTATTCCAATTAATTTCAAAAAGGGGAAACTTTTTAAATTCGGCATATTCTTTAATTAAATCTTCTTCGCGAAGTGGGTTGTCGCCGTAACTATTTGTTCTACGTTGCATACCACTATTTTTTGCAGGTTCATATGAAAATTGATCATATGTGTCAACTACATCTACCGGATGTCCAGTAAATTCTTTGGAAGCATTTTCATAATCATCTTTTGGAGGAGATTCTTCAATTGGTTCGTCTCCTGAACTTTGTAACATGTCAATTATACTACGCATATCATCATGATCATGTGGATGATCATGTTCTAGCTCAGGTGCACCACACCCACCACCTACTGGTGCTCCATCATCGGATGGTATTGCCATTACACTAACTTCAGGCTCTGGCATATCAGGTTCAGGACCTGCGCCTACACCTGCTAATTTTAATAATTGTGCTAATTCTTGTGGTGCTACTTCCATTTTAACTTCCTATTGGACTTTTAGTGCCGTCTTCTTTTGCTTCTACAGGTTTACCTGCCGATACAGATCCTGCAAATTCATTTTTACGTGATACTTTTGCAAGATCACCTAATAAGTTACCTATTAATTTTGGACCATAAGCAGATGAATTATCTGTTTTTTCATAAGGTTCTTCTAATAATGATTTAGCATTCTCATCAGTTTGATCACTTGCTTCAGGTGTTTCGTCAATTAATGGTTCATTAGCATTGTTTACTCGTACATGTGATTCGGGTAAATCTGAAGCCTCAATAATATCTTGTTGTAATACATGTGGGGCTACTGCTTGACGGGTTTTAAAATCTATAATATTTAATTCTGCACCCGGTAAATGGGAAAAGCCTGGAGGAGATGCTTGAAACATTGTTTTCTTAGGAGATGAAATCGAAAATGCTTCATATTTTTTAAGCCTATTTTCAATTCTATCCATTGCACCTTCTTCAAGGTCTGTTGCTACTCTCAGTCTAAAAGCATATTCTTTTTCTGCTTCAACTAAGTATTGATCAAATGCTTTCATGCTTTATTCCTTGTCGTCTTGGTCTTCGTCTTTTGCTTCTTCTACTTCTTCTTTGTCTTCGTCAATTTCTTCGTCTTTTGCTTCTTCAACTGGTTCATCTGACATTTCTTTAATCATGTCTTGATAAGATCGAAGGGTTTCTGTAGAAGGAATAACTTTTGCTTGTACAACTGATTCTTCAACTTCTTCGTCTTTAGACTCGTCGACTTCTTCATCTTTGGCTTCGTCAATTTCTTCGTCTTTAGACTCGTCTACTTCTTCGTCTTTTGCTTCTTCAACTTGCTCTTCTTCATCGATTTGCTCTTCCTGATTTTCGAGAATCATATCTTGATATTTTCTAAGCATATCAGCGGATGTTTTGTGAGCATTTTCATATTTAGGTGTATCCATGGTAACTCCTTACTATTATTTTATTTATCATTAATTAGCTTTTTAGTAAGCTCATTTATAAGAGAATTTCGATCACTGATTACATAATCAGCATCTATAACGTCATTAGTAACGTATCCTACATTTTTTTGATCGTTTTGATCTAATCGCATCTTTTTAAGTTGTAACTCTATTGCACGTAATTTTCTATCTGCTTTAGCATTTTTTGCTTCTATTGCATTTTTTAACATAGTCTGTGCGGCACTAAAAACATGACCTGCATTTCGATCCTCTACATTAAATCCTAAATCCATTAAATCCTCGAATGCTTTTTCTGCTTTATCAGCATAACGATCCATGTCTCCGTCACTTGTGTTTATATCTTTTACTTCAGGTAATGCATTATCTATTTTTTCTGCTAATGATAATGCTTCTTTTGTTTGAATCATATCAAGAGGCGGGGCAATTTCTCCAGAAGGATCGTGTACTTCATCTAATTGATCTTCTGGAGCAATATCTCCAATATCAGGTAAGTTAAATGTTTCTTCTAGTTTTTTAGTCATAGTAGCTCTTTATACTTATTAAAAAAACGTTCTCCTAATTCATGTTGTTTTTCTGCACTAGGATGTTCTCCATCTATGCCTTTTATATCTCTATCAAATTTTCCTACATAATGAGACATATGTTCTACAGAATTATGTATTCTCGGATCAATTGTACTAAACAAAAAAGGTACCTTATGTAAATTACACAAGGCATTTATTAATGCATAATTTTTCTGAAAATTATACATTGCTATACCATCATTCATAACATTAACAAATACATCATCGTGCCCCGGAATTACATTTGTTACTTTATGTGCTTCATTGGTTACCCATTCCATTCTATTTCTATACGTAAATAAAAAACAATACAAATCAGGTTTTAAATTTTCTATAGTTTTAAAAACCATTCTAGCACAATAATCATTACTATGCCCTTCTAATGCTAAATTATAATTTCGTACTTTTAATTTTGTTGTTTCTTGCACTTTTCTACAAAATACATCCGACCATCTATCTTCAACATGTACTCCTGCACCATATGTAAAACTACAACCTAATGAAACTATTACTAAATCATTATCTGTTTTTTCCTCTATGTTTTCGCAACGAAAACCATAATTATTATGATCTGCTCGCCATTCTTTTTCTTCACCTTCATGTGTGTATTTTTTAATTAATGCTAGATTGGGAGGTCTTCTAGTTTCAACGTTAGCTTCTCCACTAAAATCTTCTGGTTTTTGTAATCGAGGATCCCATGGATCAAAATCTGTTTGTTCGGCTATTACGGTTCGTTTTATAGATGCTTTGATTAAATCTTCTATATTGTCGTCTATGTCTTTGGTAGAATTCCAAATTTGTTTGACTTTATCAGTCCAATTAGGCATGTTATGGTTTGTGGTATATTTCGTTTTCGGTTACTATTCTAAATTTAATTCCTCGGCGTTTACACCATTCTTGTGCCGCCGACCATTTTGCTTTATTTAACACAACTGCGGCCTTGTCTCTCCTGCTTCTAGATTCAGTAAGGCCTGCTTGCTTACTAGGTTTAACTTCTACTAGTTCTATATGTTTTTTACCAGTTTTGTCTGCGTAAGATAATAAAAAATCAGGTATGTATTTTGTTAATTTACCAGTAAACGGATTACGATAAGGTATTGCATGACTTTCTGATGCCCAACATTCTACATTAGGATGGCCATCACATAATTTCATGAATGCTAATTCCCATCCTGATCTGTAAATAGGAACATGCTTTCCTCTGTATTTATTAGGATTTTTTGGCTGAAAATATCCTTGTTTAAATTTTACTTTACGGCCCATTAATCTACCTGTTCTTTTAGTATTCCTGCGGTAGGTATATTAGATGTAACTCCTAATTTGTTATTTGAAGGTCTAGTAAAATTTAATCGTGTTAACATATCAGTAGTTAATGTTAATTTTCCACTTACTACAGCAGGTAATATTTTATCATATTTTTCATTATACCATTTAGATAATGCTAATATTTCGTATGCAAAAACTTCTGCCGCCAATTTACTTACGTTTCTAGATGTAAGTTCGCCATAAATTAAATCATATTCTTGTGGATTAAATTGAAAATAAGGTGTTACTATATTACCTAGTAATCGTTGATCAAAGTATTCTTTTACTTTACCCAATCTACGACGTAATTCGATAGCATCTTGAACACCAAGTGAACTGTTTTTATCTGTAGTTGTAGAAGCAGATTCAGTTTTTACAGAAACTGCTGTACTATTTACTGATGCTCCATATGCCATTATTGAACCCCACCTTCTTCAGTAAGGGCGGTAGTAGTATAATTATTTCCGCTTTCATCAACTCCTTGGGTTTTATCAGTTGAAGATTGAGATCCCCAAGAATCATACCATTCGCCGGCGGCATCCACGCCTCGTGAAATCCAATCTGGTCCTCCTGCCGGACTCTTATCTGATGCCATATGCCGTACTCCTTCATATGCAAATTGAACGTTCCATGTAATAGGTTGTGATGTACTATAATCTAAAGTATCATGTTGGATATTAGTTATTGTAGGATTATATAGTATTATAGGTGATTTTATTGGATCTTGTCTACCTCCTGACATTCTAGTAATAACAATTTTACTAAAAAAATATTTTTCAAAATTAATAGCAGGTTCGTCCCCATGTAAATCACCTTTTGAAGCAGTATTAGTTTCACCATATGGAACAGTTGATACAAATTTACGTTCTTTCGCTTTGCTTCCTTTTGAAAATGGTGGTTGAAAACCAAAATCATCTAAAAACGGTGCCTCGGCTACTGTATCAGGTACCCATGATCCACTTCCAAATGACCAGGTATTTTCTCTACCATCTTTATAATACCATTTAAAATATTCTTCCATTACTTTTTGAAATTTATTATCTCTAGTATCATAAAACTTTATATTAATTGGATTCCAATTTACTTTTGTTTGAATTATTCGTTTTCTATTATACTGATTTAATGTTTGAGTGTCAAAAGCAAAACTAGGCAGATCGCATGATTGGACTATATCAGATAAACCTTTAAGCATATCACGCCAAGGTTTATTTCCTGTGTTTCTTGTAGTATAAAACTCCACAACAAACGCATGTTTTGATCGAGGGATCTCATTGAGTTGTCTACCGTATTCAGTAATTGTGCCAAAAGAATGATCGGCATAATTACGAAGGATTCTGCCAAAGTATGCCATTATACCGACCTTTTATGATTATGAACCAGCAGTAGCACCTGTATAGTCTGCTACACTACTATTAATAGATTGTCCTGCTATCTTAGTTGCGCCAGTATTATCCATATGAATAGCATTATCGTATCGTATGGTTAAATTAATAGTCATTGCATCACTTGTTGCATAATTTGATTCATTATATGCGGTTGAAGTAATCCAACAACCTCCTAATGACCAGCTATCTAACAATGAAGGACCTGATCCTTCATCATTGTTTCCATCTAAGGTATCTATTACAGTAGAAAATTTATACTGAGCACCGGCAATAGGCGCAGATTGATTATGGTGATCAATTTGATTTTGCATTTGTTGGTCGACTGCTGTTATTACATTATTGCTTATGTCGTCTCTAATTACAAGTGTAATAGGTTCCCAAGTGTGTTTACCTGCTAAATAAATTCGAGAATTATAAACATCTAATGTTACCTCTTCATGTGTCAATGTAGGTCGTGTTACACTAACTACCTGATGGGTTACTGTATCTGCTGTAGCAACTCCGCCAAGTTGTTTAAATGTCACCCTAAATCTATATTGTAATTTAGGCATTAATAAAGGAGTAGTCGAGCTGGCACCGCCTATTGGTACTCCATATTTTGTTAAATTCGCCATTAAATTATCTCCTATGCCGCGTTCTTTATTATATGTATTTATAAGATTTCTCAGAAATTTTAACCATGAAAAAAGGTAGTGGCAAAATACCACTACCTTTAATTTAAAACCTTATAATGTGCCAGTATTTACAATTCTAACTGGAATGTAAATAAATTCTGCGGCTTTTGTTGGTTCTATAGCAACATCAATCCACATTTCATTTTTATCAATTCTGGCCGCTGTATTATTAGTTGAATCGCAGACTACAGCAAAATCATATACACCACGTTTTGCCATTATGTCTCCCAAGAATCGTTCTACAGCATCTTGAGCCGCCGCCCTTGTTGCTTCGTCGTTTGGTTCGAAAGCAAAAGGCCTAGCAAGAGGATCTAATCCATCTCTTATATATGCTACCAATCTTGCAACATTAATTCTATCTAATGCACTTGATGCCGCATACAATGTTTTTTGTCCATATACAAATAATCCTTGTCCTGGGAAATTTGTAATAGGATTAACTTTTGCTGTATACAAGGTATCTCGTTGTCCTTGATTAAGTGCGGTAGCAACAAATTCGCCTTCGCTATCTATGTAACCAACATTAGTTGCATTAGTTATTCCGCCTCTTGTTAATCCTGCTGGTGCAAACCAAGGATAAGCAACAGAGTCATTATATGCAATAGTTCTTAATGCCATATGTGAAGGCGGAACTACAACCGATGTACCATCGGTGTTTGTTGCTAATCCACTTGGATAATAAACAGCCGCTTGTGATGTAGATGTTATTAAACCATCTTCACCGTTTTCTGTAGCACTTGTTCCTGCTTGCCATGCTGTAACACCACTAGGAGCAAGCCTAAATGGAGTATCTATAATACAGAATGCAGTTTCTTTTCTATCTACATTTAATGCTAATAATTCATCGGCACATTCTGGATAACCAGGAGCCGAAAGTAATGTAATTACTGTACTATCACCACGTAAATCATCATTTGTAGTAATCGCCGCTTGCATTCCTTTAACAACGGTTGCTCTTTGTGATTTTCTTCCGAAATATCCTGCGCCATTTGCTTTATTACCAGCCGCTGTACGCCACTTATGAGTTGTTGATTCTGATGCAACATATTTTCTTACCTGATATGTTGAATGTGCCATATTAACACATAACATACCTTCTGGATATAATGCTCCATTTGGTGCATTTGGTAATCTTGTAGCACCACTATTATAAGAGATGTCTCCTGCTGTTGCAGTTAAGTCTGCAAATACAACTCCGTTTGCAGTAGATTGATCTGTATTATCTTTTGCATCCCATGTAGTAGTTGCCGAAGCATAAACTTTAATTAATGGATAATTATCTAAATCGTTAGTGTCAACCCAAATATCTCCATTGCTTGGTGATGCAGGTGCTGTTGTACTATATGCAGAAATTGTCGCCGGTATCCAAACACCACCTGTATTTTTATATAAATCTAATGAAGTTGATGTATCATACCAATATGTACCGTCTACGACTGCGCCTGCAATTTCTGTTGCACTTGCTTCCATTTCATTTGCCGCGGCATATGTACTTGTTGCATCTGCAACCGCTGTTGATGTAGCAGAAGTACCATCAAATCGTTTCATTGCAATTTCTGCTACGTGAGTAGTAGTATCTTCAACTGTATAAAGTGAGCCTGCAGGTGGATTAATTCCGCCTGTTGCTACTATTGTCGGATTTGAAGTATAACTGGAACCTACTGCTGTAACAACAACATCTGTTACTACTCCGCCTGTTAGTACTCCTTCAAGTGTAGCCGATGAACCACCGCCACCTGTTACAGTAAGAGTTGGTGCCACAGTATAACCTGAACCTCCATCTAAAATTACTAATGATGTGGTTGCCGCCGATGCTGATCCTGAATAAAGTTTGTCACTATCTAATGATGTAACAATAATATCAGCAGGGCGACCCGAATCAAAATTACCTGGTTGTGCCGCAGTAGCATCATCTTTATAAAATTTAACTGATTTAGTATCAAACGAAGTTGTTGAGGAATTATAACTCTTAACAACAAGGCTTGCGCCTTGACCATCTGAAGATGTTTTAAACCATACATCTTTGTCTGCCGGACCTGTAGGTTGAGCTGACGAAGGTCCTACTGTAACTGCTGTTGCAGATAATTGTGTTTTATTAGCATCACTAACTACTTGCCAAGTCGATCCATCCCATTCATAAATTCCAGCATCCGCAACATCTGTTCCTAATGCTTTACCTGATGCATTTACAACGGCAATTCTAAAATCGCCAGTTGACGCTCCGCCTGCACTTGCAGTTGGTGTATTTGTGGTCATCTGTGCCTCAGTAAATGGTGTTACTGTTTGCTTAACCCATGCTCCTTGAGCCGATGAATATTGAAATAATCCATATTCTGAATTAGCAGTATCCCACCAAATTGCTCCATTTGCAGGAGGTCCTGTAGGTTCGGTAGTTACTGGTAATAATTGAGTTGTATTTACATCTGCTCTTACAACATATGCCCTATTTGCCGCACCCAAATAACTATAGGCCGCAAGTAAACCATATTCATTTACTTCGTCTCCATTTGATGCTGTACCTGATACTGATCTAAAGTACGGTGTTCCAAAAGTTTGTACAAGTTCTCGTTGACTTGTGATTAGTTGGGGTTTTCCAGCCATAGACTTAATGGTTCCAGCCGCATACCCTGTTCCACTTACATGAGCTTTATCTTGTCCTGTAGCACATACAATCAAAGGAACAGTTCCTGCGCCTGCCGTCCCGTAAAAACTTTCGTCTATAACAGAAACCGCAACACCCGGTGATACTAAAGTTGCCATATTAATTCCTCACTTTTAATGACTAATTTCATTATTTAAATTATTTATCGTGATATCAGTAAAACCAGGTGGTTATAAGGGGGCGATTGCTACGTTAAATGATAAAGATCGACGATCTTCTGAACCATAATAAGGGTAAACAGTATGGTATAACCATGCAGGCCACAAATACAAGTGGCCTTCTTCGGGCCGTATTATAAATGTATCTGAATAAATTAATTTTTCGGGTATTACCTGAGGATTATACATAAATTCTATACAACCATTTGCATATGGTGTTTTGCCTCTTCGTACCCAATTCTTAGGAAATTCTGTATCATAGTTTTGGTTTAACGATTCTGGTATCTTTAAATATATAATACCAGAAAAAATATTATGTCCTCCATGATGATGAGCTTGTAAATAATCTTTATCATCTAATTCTAAAAACCACATTTTAGTAATCGCCAATCTATGTTTGTCATCATCTAAAATATTTGTATGAGAAGAGTGTTCAAATGATTTAATATAATTATATGATAATGTAAATATTTTGTCTCTTAATTCGTGTCCTGGGTTTTTAATATTAGTTGCATAGCCATGATAAATTGTATCTATTAATTGTGATGTTGCTTCAAGAGCTTCTTTATCAGGTAATAAATCATCACACATTTTATTAATATCATCTAATAACTTTTTACTAATTGTATCATGCAATAATGCAGGAGGTTGAAAAGGGTATATGAAATCCATTATATCTCCGGAAATAAACATTCATGAATAAATTTGCGAACAGTTTCTTCGTCATCGCAAAAATTACCCATTACTCTTGGTGTATGCGGGTTTTCTTTTTGATTTTTACAATACCAATTTTGGTCATCTAGTGTATATTCGTGCCCATATTTAAATTCATGTGCATTACATTTATCTAATTCAGTAAGATAATATTCTAAATTTTCAATTGCTAACTCACAAAAGTTTATATAGTCTTGAGGTTCTTTACTTCTACTAACTGCAATCATATTAGGACTGAATATGTTTTGAGCCCATTCTGGTAATTCTCGTGTGCTTGTCCAATTATAAGGCTTTACTTTTTCTGCAAACCAATTCATCATATAATGTTGATCATTACCTGCTTTACTAAAATCGTGAAATGCACCGCTAACAATATTTTTGCCAGCAATAACATCAACACCATATATAGGAGCAGGATTGTATATACGGGGAAATATACACAAATGAAACATGTATAACTTGTCAGTTTCGACAGCATCTAAATGAGCTCTACGATAAAATTTTGATTCAAAAACAAAGTTTCGCCATGGCCATTCATGATGATCTGGAACAGGAGTTCCTGTATCTGACAATTGTTTAAGTAGATTGTTCTCGCACTTTTTTAGGGTTTGAAAAATGTCTTGCATATAATTCTTGAAATAGTTTTGTAGCAAATTCAAATACTATTTTTGCTTCGTCGGCCATGCTATCATCTAATCTAGAATAAATCGACTCGGCTAATACCTTTGGTTCTTCAAATTTATAGTACTTGCCCGAACCAGGTATTTTTCTTGCTATCATTTGTCCGCCCCGTAAATCACCTAAGTAGCGAACATAAATGTGAGCTAAGTATTGCTTTTCTGTATGTATGTGTTCTCTTACATATTCTATATATTCTTCAGTACTCGGCATTAAATCGTAACATGACATGGGTATAGCCCCCATTAATTTTATTTCTTCTATATCTGCATTTATTGCGTCTGCTCGTGCTAATCGAGGATCTGGCAAATTATAATATGTATTCTCTAATACACCATATACAGAATGTTGATTCATTAAGTAATTGAAATATACATGATTTTCTATTTTACCACTCATCATTAGATTGGCAAAATCTTGCTGTTCAGCAAATTTGTGTTCTTTTAATGTTAATTCTCGTAAATTGCTCATTCGATGTTATAAAGTAATGTTGTGTCGTTTATATGTAACCAACCTGTTATAACATACTTATCAGTAGTATAATTAGGATTTCCTCGATGAACATGGGTCCATCCTGCTGGCCATATGACTAATTTACCTGCTTCTGGTTTACAACGAACTCCTTGATTTAAATATTCAGTTTCACCTTCGCCTTCAGGTAATGTGTTAAGATATAATTGATATACAAGTATTCTTGAATTAGATTCTTTGCTCCATTCTGAATGCCATGCATGAAATCCTCCACCTGCTTTGATACGTTGTACTTTCATATCATTACAAGTAAGAGGCATCCCCAATCCTACTCTAAATTTTGATTTATAAATTCTAACAGCGGTTTTTAATTGTTCAAAAAAGAAGTGTGTTTCATTTGTTGTATGTACTACATGATTTAAATCTAATCCTCTTGCAACATGATTAAGCCATACATGTTTACCTTTAGATCTAAAAAGTTGAGCATCTATTGTAGGTGTACTTCGAGCACCTGCCGAAGATATATCTGAAAATCCTTCCTTATCTAATATATTAAATTTATCTATAATTGTTTGGCAAAAATCGGCATCAAAAAATTCAGGATATTCTAAAATAAATGATTGAGAATATCCATCATTAGATACAGCGGTTGCCATGTCATAACTATCTTCTATGACTTGCAATTCATTATCTTGTTCTTCCATTTTATCCTATAACGAAACCTAGAGGATCACCACCGTCAACATATGTTTTTAGTTCTTCCTCTAGTGCTTGAAAACTTTGAGTTGCATCTTGTCTTAATGTTTCTGCATTAAGAGCTGTGCCGCCTTGTGGACCAGCAATAGTTACAAATTTACCTCGAGCTTCTGCCAACATCATTTTAGATTCTGATATTGACCATTCTCTTATCCATGATGCAGAATAGGTATCTGCAATAAGAGTTGCATCTGGTTTATAGTTATAACAATGTACAAATACATCATCATCTGACTTAACTTTTCTATGAATAAACAATGTATTATTCCAAGGCTTCCATGTAAATAGATATTCAGATCCGAACATTCGTCCTAAATGCTCTCGCATTTCATGATATGCTTCAAATGTTGCTAATCCACCTGCTCTACCCGAATGTAACATATAGGTATTAAGATATGCCGCTTCAAACGGTTCTATATCTGCTCCTACACCTGAACCAAAAGATCCAGTTTGTCGTCTATATATATCTTTAACTTCTATTACTTCTGTAGGTAAAACGTATTCTTGTTGTTCTAACTTAAGAGTAATCGCAATAAAAGATTCTTCTGTAGCTCTAGCACTACGTTGTCTATATTTTGCTAGTGCTTTGTCTATTGCTAAATCATAATGTTCAGGATCTAGCTCAACATCAATCATCCCTCCACCGAGGGATAATTCTATTTCTTTTGAAAGTTCTTGTCGGGTCTTTGCCATAACTCTGGTCTCCGTATAGTATTTATTCGGAGACCGGAGTGTTACTTAAAGACTTGAAGGATGACTGTATCGTCGGAAAAGCGGCCAGTAAGTTTAGTTTCTGTGGTTTTAACCTCTGCTTCAAACCATTTACCAAACTTATGTTTGGTTGCCTTTTTAGCAAAACCTAATTGCTCTTTAGGCTTCCGGAGAGTCTTTTTAGTAGAATTTTTCTCACTAAAATTAAGTATTGTAGTTCCTTTAACCTTAAAACCTCTTTCATCATCTGCTACATAAACACCAAGTTTACGATACTTGCACTGGTAAACAACTGCCATAGTAGCACCAATAATGTTAGTAGGATTAACGCTAGTAATTCCCAATCCAGCATCTGTTTGTTTAAATTTGAGTTTAGCAATTTGTTTATCAACACTTACCGGCTTTTTCTTACGTTGTTTTCGTGTTGCTTTTGATTCACCAATAATAACTTCGCAGGCATCAATGAACCTAGTTACAAGTTCAATAAGCCCTTCCATTCGCTTATGTTTAAGCAAATGTTTATATCCTTCAGTAAGATCTTCGTCTACACCTTTTACTGCTTCGTTAAATTCTTTAAGTTCTAATTCCCAATCCTTTTTAATACGCCTTGCATGGGCTTGTGTACAATTACTGGTTTGTAAATGTGCATAAGGATCTATAATAACAGGATTAAACAAGTTAGGACTGCCTACATATAAGTCAACCCATTCTTGAAATTGTCCATCCATTTCCCCTGATTGTTCTTTAATCCTATCTTGTATAGTAGGACCAGCGGCTCGTTGTTCTTTCTTTTCTGCAACAACTTCTTTTTTAATACTACCTTGTTTACAAAGATATTGAATATGTTGCTCAAGCCTGTCATCTACATTCATTTCTACATCAAACATTGCACCTCTAGTTTTCATTCGTGCAATCCATCCATATGTAGTAATAATAAACACATCCGGACATGCTTTGACTTGCTTTGCTTCGTCTTTTCTATTTTCAGCAATTAGATAATCTGCAATAAATGCCTTAGCATCTTTGACACCTTTATGGTAACCATAATAATTGAATCCGTGTTGAATTTGATCTCTGGTAAGTATTTCGCCTACAAATTCTTGCTCGGCTCCTGTATATTGTTCGTCTGCCTCTACCATTGTAACCCGTTTTTTCTTCTTCGGTACCTTCTTTAACAAATTACTTTTCGTAGCCATATAATCTCCTTTTTTATTTATAAACAAAGAACAATTACTGACACAACATACATCATGCCAAATAAAAGAATAGCCTTTATACTTTCTTCAATAAAAAATTTCATATTAACTCCATGCAAGTTGCATTGCCTTACCAAGTACCTTGCGGGCATCAAAACCTTCTGGTGCTCCGTCATCTTCTGGAAAGTCAATACTGGAGGAAGTTGCTATGTGGGTTTGTTTTTTGAATTGCCTAAGGTATAAACCCATTCGTTCGGTATCTTCTAATGCAAAGTCTGCTTGCATCTTAAATGGGCCATGTACGTTTTTACCTTCTACTTGCAGTTTAAACATTGCGTCTTGGATTGAAGCAAAAATAAACATAAGCATTCCTTATTAGAGTTAACTTAATTTAACCTATACAAGTATTATACTATCTTTGTAATAAATGTCAACCATATTCAAATAAATTTTCAAATATTGTTGGTTTTTTTAACTTTTTTTTTGAAGATTTTTTACGTTTTTTAAACTCCATTTCTTTTTTTATAGTTTTTCTTCCTGGTGTTCCGGCATCTTTATTAATATGGGTTTTATATGCATGACAACAATTACATAAAGTCTGTAAATTTTCCTTAGAATTATTTGAAGGATCCCCGTCTATATGATCTACTTCTAACATACCATACCACATAGTTCCTAGATCTGTTTCTTCATTAATTATAGTAGTTGTACAAACAAAACCTAAACGACCATCTATATTTTCACAATAAGTTTTTCTGTATTGACCATATTCTGAACAGGGGCCAGTTAATGCAGAATATGAAAGTAATCCATGTTTTTTGGCTAATTCGTGTTGATGGTGTTCTGTACATTGGTAGGCTTTTCTTCTAATAACACCGTCTTCTCGTCTTGCAAGTCTATGTGGTATTTTACCACATACTTCTCCGGAAGGTAATATCTCTCTACAGGTACGAGAATCATACTCTTCCTGTGTCATTTTTCTAGGCATATTGTCTCCTAGTTCCAAAGTAATTCGTTTGATTTAAGAAATCCTACAATATATACACATTTTCGAAAATCAGCGGTCGTATTATCGTATAACCAAGTCATTGCCTTTTTTGCCTTATCAGTACCGTAATCTTCTGCTAGTTCATTAAATTCCTGCTTAGTCATTGTGTCTCCTTAGAATGCAGATTGTTGTTCGGTTAAACTCCAATTATCTAAATCGTTTGCTTCTCTTAAATCACTGGCTTCGCACCACTCACAGGCTCCGTCGCCTTCGTAGTATACCATGTAATCATATTCTTTATCGCTATTAAGTGATTTTTTAGTAACTTCGCCGACTAAATCATTTAACATATCTACAACTACCATATCACCTAGTTCAAAGGATCGCTCAATATTCATAGCTCCTTCTCTTATATGCTTAAAATATGCATTACTAGTTTCCATATCGTCTCCTACTTTGTTATTCATCATACAAGTATTATACAATCTTACACAAAGAAGTCAACCGAATTTTACGCCAAATTCATCTTTTATTTCTTTTCGTACAATACCTAATGCTTGTCTGCATTCTTTTTCTGCTTCTTCTAAGGTACCTTTTTTACCGCCTAGTTCCCAAAGCATTTTTGCTACGTCATCTAATGCTTCTTCAGTAGATCCTGTTCCACCTACTGGTATTTTTGCAGTTCCTCTAATTACCATATTCAAAATTATATGAGTCGTGATTTTCTTGTAACAAAGTTGCTCCGTTACTAAAATGGAATTTTTTTGCCATTTCTGTTTTTGAACTCAATGTAATGTACTTAGTATACTTTCTTTTTTTCAATATGTCAAGAACCTCAAATAAGATTTTTCTACCCATACCTTTTTCTTTAGACCATACAGTATAAAAAACTGCAATGTTTCCTGTATGTATTCTACATACTAAATCCATTTCTGAAATAGGAATACTATTTGTAAATGCTACACAACAACATGAAACAACACGAGTACTAACTGAATAATGAGAAGTCATAGCTCCTGGTATAGTAGATTTTATTATATATACTTCTCTAGGTGGGGTAATTCGCCATAACGGATCTATGTGTGGTCTCACTGGATCGTCTTTGACTAATTCTGTTACTTCGGCTAAATTAGTTATTTTTCTTAACATGCAGATATTTATTAATCTACATTTTGCTTTTTATTATTTTTAAATATGTCTTCGGCGTTTTCTATACCTAAGTCATCTAATTCGTCTTCAGTAAATTCAATAACTAACTTGCCATTTTCGTCTTCGACAAGTGTTTTAGTTACACTAAAATTTTCTTTCATTGTTTTATATGGTTAAAAAGTTTGTGCAAGATTTACATAAAAGATCTTTATCTTTTGGTTTACTACCATATATTTGCGATATTAATCTTTTAGATTCCTTTGACGTTAATATGTCTTTGATACTATCAGTGAGTATATTTCCGATAGTATATTTTTTATGATAGTCTTTACAACATAAACGACAACTACCATCATAATTTATTGTTAAACCATTTAATAGTTTTCCATCTCGACAAAACGTATGTTTAAACGTTCTTTTAACAGGCGGAGAAGCAACATGTTCATTAACAATGTTACCTGCTTGATTAACTAACGGTGCTAAATCAAAATATACTCTTTTATCAAATAATTTTGTAAGTCCTTCTCTATATTCTTCAGGTTTATTAAAAAATAATTTTCGATTCATTTCTATTGTAACATCAACATTTTTAAATGATTCGCAAAATGAAAGTATATTGTCTAATGTAGGCAAAAAATGTTTTTTGTGCATACCCATTTGGTCTGACCATTCTTCTTCTATTGCAGAAGGAAAATTAAATACCATATGTTTTAAATCTGATTCTTTTAAAAAATCTAATACCTTTGATGTTAATAATATACCATTTGTATGAAGAGATAATGTTTTATATAATTTATATTTTCGTAATTGTTCTATCCTTTGATTAAAAAATGGATCTAATAGGGGTTCATTAAAAAGAGAAAATGAAATAAATTCTATAGTTTGTTTTTCTAATTTTTTAAAAATGATATCGCTATCCTCAATTGACATATGCTTATTTTTACGTCGAGGATTAATACTAACAGGACAATATACACAACTAGCATTACATGCTTCGTTAAATTCTATATCAACACCCAAGGGTATATTAAATGTTATCTCCATGACCCTAACCTACCGCCATGTAAATAAACATCTTCGTGTCCTTTGCGAAATATGTCTGAAATTACTTTTAATGCGTCTTTCAATTTATTTGTTTTAAAAACTGTTTTTTGTCCTATTTTAACTGTATATAACATAATCTATTGGAGCGAGTAACAGGAATCGAACCCGCATCATTAGGTTGGAAGCCTAAGGTAATACCATTATACGATACTCGCATTGGTGGAGGCGACTGGGATCGAACCAGCTACCTTATCCGTGCAAGGGATACGCTCTCCCAAATGAGCTACGCCCCCACAATCAATAAGCCTGCAATCCATCCTATAAGACCCCATTGTAAATCTTTCCAAGAAAAGGTATGGTCAAAACTTTTCCAATCCCATAGTTCTTTTGCGATTGTAATTACTAAACCTGATACTAATAAAGGTTGCCAAAATACTGCCAACGTTGTAACACTAAAGGACCAGAAAAAATGGAGTTGTTGTTCTTTATATTTGTATAACCATTTATCTAATTGTTCTAAAAATCCGTCTTGCATCCGTGTGTCTCGTATTTTATTTGTTTCCATGTATTATTTTCATCATTGTATTTCATCCGTATCATATTTCCATGACCATCACAATGATGAGAATATATTGAATCTTCTATTTCAAAAAATCCTGCATGGACTAATCCTTGTAATTTTTCTCTAGGCAAATATTGTGATGCAACTATCCATTTTTCCAAAGATGCATCCATTCTTGCCATCCATCGTTCGTCATTTCCCGGCCGTGTGTCTTTCCAATCTTCCGGTGGAACTCCGCATCCATTTAATAACCAATATACTATTATAACGGTAATTATAAGAATGGGCTTCCAGAATAATTTCAAAAAACTAAAATAATTCATGGTATAATATTTAGTACAAAAGAAGACAGGAGAATAAGGTTTGCAATTTCCTTATTCCCCCGTAACATTTCTACCGCCAAGTCTCAATGAGGGGTGCTACCCTAGTTCGTTAAACAGCGAATTTAACGACTATCTTGGCCCACTTGAGCCTCCTTCCCTCGAAATGCTTAGTCTATCTCTCTAACTCATAATGTCTTTGTGTTGTGGGCATGTTAAGCCTGCAATAGGTTCCGCCCTTCCACACACTTCATTGAGAGGCATGCTTTCACACTCAGCCACGCTTCGCTCGGTGGTAGCATTTACCATTGAGTCCCCACATGGTCCCTTTAAATGTCCCTATAGTAGAGCATTCGGTTTTTGTTCCCTCGCCCGCCGGTCTACCTCCATTGTGCTCACGAATGTCATATTTCTTAACCTAACACGGTCACGCATTAGTCCCACAAAAATTAAAATAATATTTATTTGGTGCCGCACCCCGGACTCGAACCGGGACGCTCTTACGAACACAAGATTTTAAGTCTTGGGTGTCTACCAATTCCACCAGTGCGGCAGTTACCCTTTTAAATTTTTCTTAGTGTTCTCAATAGTACTTTTGGCACGTTCGATCTTCTTTTTAAGATCTTTATTGCCTTTGTCATTTACAAGCTCTTGCTCGTAAACTTTGAGTTGTGCTTCGGTACGTTTCATAGCACCTTCTTGACGATCACGTTTACCAAACTGTTTGCTTTTCATTTGCTTTCCTTATTATAAGCAATAAAATATTCCATCATAACCTGAGTCATCATAGTCAACACACCATTCACGTTTTTTAGTGAATAATATTGTGCTTATTATTGCTATGTTTACTGACTTCTCCCATAACCATGCTTCTGTTAACCAGGGTAGAAACCAAATAATACCCTCAATAATCATATTCCTTTTTAACAGTCCATTCGTATGACATACCTGCAGATGTAACTTCACAATATTTTATTACATCTCCGCCCATATCTAAATACTTTTTTGGACAAGGATTTGGATGGGTTACCACAGTCCATATTACAGTTCCCATTCCTACTACAAATAATACAACTTGTGGAATTATCATTTTTCTACTAAACTTTTTGCTATTGTTTCAGTTGGAAATTGATACAAGTAACCAGGTGTCTCATTAACAAATTTTTTATCCACACCTATATTACCAAGTGCGGCGTCAATGGTACACATTTCGTTTGAACCGCTTTGGACATCTGTGCGAAGTTCAAGGAGTGCATTAATTGCGATTTGCAGTTTAAGCATACAGTTTATGTGATCTTGTGTCATAATTTTTAATTAGTAAAGAGTTACTCTATTATCCCATTCCATGAAAGAAACTTCCATAGGAACATAACCAACATCGCCTACCCTATCACCTTCACATAATGTATCTTCGTCAATATCTATCAAGTATACTTTTGCACCTCTAATTACATCAGTTCCGGTAATTTTACCTGCAATGTAATATTCAGGTTTTCCATAAAAATCTTGTGATTTAATCTTATCACCTACGTTAAATTTATTTTCGAATTTAAGTGCCATCTTAGATCCTTATAAAAGTTAACTTAATTTATACATATATTATACACTCTACAGATCAAATGTCAACCAATCTTTTGGCTGATAATATTGAATCATTTCTTGATGTGGACCATCTATTTTTGGAGTCCAGTTATATATAAATTCAGCATAAGGTGGCATAGAACACAATATAGATTCTGCTCTAGCATTTGATTTTAATCCAAAAAGTGTACCTCTATCATACACAAGATTAAATTCTATATATCTACCTCTTCGAATTTTCATAAATTCCGTATCATAACTAGTATAAGATTCTTGTGATCTTTTTTCAACTATAGGTAGATATGCTTTAAGAAATGCATTACCAACAGACTTAGTTAATTTAAAATTGGCTTTATCTGTACCATCTAAATAATCAAAAAATACTCCTCCAATTCCTCGCATTTCATTTCTATGTTTAATAGTAAAATATTCATCACACCAAGTTTTAAAAGGTGCATAACTATTAGGAATTGCTTTATTACATGCTTTTGCTAATGTTTTATGAAAATATACAAAGTCTTCAGGATACGGATAAAATGGTGTTAAATCTATTCCTCCACCATACCAACTTTGTCCTGCATTAGTTTCAAAATATCTAACATTCATATGAGTAGTAGGAACTTTGGGATGAGTTGGATGTAGTATAAGAGAACAACCACATGCACTAAATTCGTCGCCTTCCATTTCAACTGCTTTTGTCATGCCAGGTATAATAGGACCAGTTACATTAGAAAAGTTAACAGCCGCTTTTTCAAAAATTGTTGTTGCAACAAAAGAAGATTTTTCTGGTTGCATAACCCTAGTTATACCTCCGCCACCTTCAGGGCGAAGCCATCTATCTTCGATAAATTTACCTACTCCGTCTTGTTCTACGTTTATATTTTCTAGAGCATTACATATCTTATTTTGTAATTTTTTTACAAATTTTTCAAATGTTTTAAATTGTGTACTTTGTTCCATAATACTGGAGTGGATGACAGGAGTTGAACCTGCATAAAACAGATTTGCAGTCTGTTGCCTAACCATTCAGCCACATCCACATCTGTTTATAATACTACTTAGCATTTCTAAAGTCAAGTTTTTTTGACTTCAATGCTAAATACATAGGTTTAGGTGGAGAATCAGAAACTTATGACACAACTAATTAACCCTGTTGAATTTACGACTGTGGTTAAGCGTCTTCGTTCCTTTTTCGATGATTTAAATTTTCAAGAAGTACATACCCAAAATAGATTAAGCATATTAGCCGCTTGTGAGGATCCAACTACGGTTGCGACTTACAATTACAACGGTAAAATATGGCCACTACCTCAAACAGGACAAATGTGGCTTGAATACGAACTACTAACAAAACCTGATTTACCAGGTTGTTATTGTGTTAGTACAAGTTATAGGCAAGAACAAAATCCTAAAGAAGGTAGACACGAATTAATCTTCCCAATGTTTGAATTTGAAGCACCAGGGGATTTTAATGATCTTCTTAAAATGGAAAATGATCTTTGTAAACATCTTGGATTTAAGTGTGAGCGGAATTTAGCTCCATATGATGATTTAGATTTTCCTGGAGGATTATATCAAAGTGTATTAGCAAAATTTACTGGTCCGGAATTAGATGCCGGACATGAAGAAGAAATGTATAAAGAATACGGAGATGTATTCTTTCTAACTAAGTTTCCAGAATCTACAAGTCCTTTTTGGAACATGAAACTTGGTGAAACGGATGTGAAGAAAACCGGAAAACTTGCTAATAAATGCGATGTCATTATAGGTGGCATGGAAACTATTGGTAGTGCTGAACGTGCAACCGATGTTAAAGAAATGCGAGAACAATTCCATACAATATCAGAGGGTGGGTATGCCAGTTTATTGTATGATCTTTTTGGTAAAGAAAGAGTAGAAGCAGAACTTGAAGAATTTTTATCATACGATTTTAGACCTCGTTATGGAGGCGGAATAGGAATAACACGTTTAATTTCAGGAATGAAAAGAGCAGGAATACTTTGAAAAATGATTATGATGACGATTTTTATAAGAAATATGGATTTGCTAGTTGCTTTGAATGTGACAAAGCATTTACAGACCTTGATGAGCTTGCAGAACATCAAGAGGAACATCTTATAGAAGAACGGACTCTGGGGTGACGAAACGGTAGACGTGGTACGTTGTTTGCGTATTGTTCCTCTTGCAGGAGGAGCGTGTAGGTTCGAATCCTACCCCCAGAGCCAGCTGGTTTAAGTGAAAGTAATATTTATTACGGGTGCGTAAAAATTAATGGTATTGCCTTTAAAATAAGCAATACCTATAACGACTCCGTCGTTTCTAATAGAAATTCCTCTTAATATACTAAATATAACTTGTGAATAATTAAGCATTTTCGGAAGGAAAACTATGGAAAATTACAACGACATTGCTTATATTTTAAACACCTTTCTTTTACTTTTTAGTGGATGTTTAGTAATGCTAATGGCGGCAGGCTTTGCAATGCTAGAATCAGGATTAGTTAGGTCAAAAAATACGACAGCAATATTAACAAAGAATATAGGACTTTACTCATTAGCATGTGTATGTTTTTATATTATAGGTTACCAACTTATGTATGGTAGTATTTCAGATGGAGATCATTCAGGCATGGCTGATTTCTTTTTTCAGGTTGTGTTTGTAGCAACCGCGGCAAGTATAGTTTCGGGTACTATTGCAGAAAGAGCTAAGTTTTGGCCTTTCATGTTTGTGGTGCTTGTTTTAACCGCCTTTATATATCCATTGCAAGGTGCATGGACATGGGGTGGCGGATGGTTATCCGAAATGGGTTTTAGCGATTTTGCTGGATCTACTATTGTGCATTCAGTAGGAGGTTGGTGTGCATTAGCAGGTGCGATATTGTTAGGATCTAGAGCAGGACGTTATAATAAAGACGGAAAGCCTAATATGATGTCTCCTGCAAACTTACCTTTAGCAACTTTAGGTACATTTATATTATGGTTTGGTTGGTTTGGATTTAATGGTGGTTCCCAATTAGCGATGGGCACAAAAGCAGATGTAAATGCAATAGCAACCGTAATAGCAAATACAAATATTGCCGCATGTGCAGGTGCTTTAATGGCCATGGCAATGACTTATATATTTTATAAACGTATAGATTTAACTATGATACTTAATGGTGCTTTGGCAGGACTTGTAAGTATTACCGCAGGACCAGATTATCCAACCATGTGGCTTGCATGTGTTATTGGTCTTATCGGTGGTGCGTTGTGTGTATATGCAGTACCATTATGGGATAAATTAAAAATTGACGATCCTGTAGGAGCATTATCTGTTCATTTAGTAGCAGGTATATGGGGAACATTAGCAGTAGGAATTTTTAAAGAAGATGCTTCTATTGTTACTCAGCTATATGGTATTGCAGGTATTGGTAGTTTTGTACTCGTATCAAGTTTTATTGTTTGGGGTGCATTAAAATATACAGTAGGTATTAGGGTATCCGAAGAACAAGAAGAATCAGGATTAGACTTTGAAGAATTTGGTACTCCTGCTTACTCACTTTCTAAAACATCGGCAGTTTGGAAAGGCGAAGTAGTTGCCGCTCGTGGAAAATTATTAACAACCGCAATAGTTAATTAATTCATTTGGGGCATAACATTTCGATAAATATTAAGAATAAGGAATGTTACTATGCCCCGACTTAGCCTCTGGCGAGAAGAAAAGTCTAACGATTACAACTTTTTTGATTCAAACATTAGAGAACAATTTGAAGTAGGAGGGACTGCCTTCTTAGTTCATAAATATCTAGGACCCGAAAACGTAGGAGAACAAAACGATCCTACCCAACCTAATCATCATGCTTCAATGGATGGTGCTTCTGAATTAACAATTCAAGACATGTTATTAATGGAGAACAGGGATAGAAAATACGATCCTGATATATATGAATTACGTGGCTTATATAATGTAAGCGATAACGATTTTGACCTTTCACAATTTGGTTTCTTTTTAACAGCAGATAATTTGTTTGTATCATTTCATATTAATGATATGATAGAAAAACTTGGTAGAAAATTAATGTCAGGGGATGTATTAGAATTACCACATTTACGTGATGATACATTGTTAGATCCAAATGCAGGGGCCATTAATAAATTTTATGTAGTTGAAGATGCAAATAGAGCATCAGAAGGATTTTCACAATCTTGGTGGCCTCATATATGGCGTGTTAAAGTAGGACCAATGACAGATACACAAGAATTTCAAGATATCATGGAAACCGATACTGATGTGCTTAGTACATACACATCTGAAATTGAAATATCTGATGTAATTATAGAAGCCGCAGAACAAGAAAATAAGGGATACCTTGATACTTCTCATTTATTTGATTATGACTCGATTTCGCCTGCACACGGAACACAATTTCCGGCAAATCCTGCCGAAGGGGATTTCTTTGTACGAACAGATTTTACACCAAATAGATTATATAAACGTGTAGGAACATTATGGACATATACAGCAGATCATAATCCAAATGATGATAGTTGGGAAGCAAGAACATTTTCGCAACGAAGATTTACAAACAATCCAGATACAATATCTATGCCTGGAGAAGATGTTAAATCTAAACAAGGATTATCTAGTGTAATAAAACCAAAGAGTGATGTATAATGGATTTTTTTTACGATAAACAAACTCGCAGATATTTGCAACAATTTATGCGACTATTTGCAAATTTTCAAATTGAAATAGATCGAGCAACAGAAACATATAGAACTGTTCCTGTAAGATACGGTGATGCAAACCGTATGGCAATGCATGTTTTAAAACAAAATTCAGAAAATGTAGTAAATTCTGCACCATTTATTAGTTGTTGGATTCAAGCATTAGAAGTAAGCCCAGAGTCTAGACGAGCACCGATGGAAATAGATAAAGTACAGGTGTTTGAAAAAAAGTTTAATTATACAACAAATGAATATGATAATGAATTAGGTAATACATATCAAATCGAACGGCACATGCCAGTTCCTTATAATTTAACAATGCAGGTAGATATATGGACAAGTAACAGCGACCAAAAATTTCAATTATTAGAACAAATTTTAACTTTATATAATCCTGCTGTTGATATTAATTCTACAGATAATCCATTCGATTGGACAAGATTATCTATTGTAGAATTAACTGGTGTGCAATGGACAAATAGATCTATACCAACTGGTGTAGAAGATATGATTGATATTGCAACTCTAACATTTAAAATGCCTATACATTTAACAGTTCCTGCAAGAGTTACAAAACAAAAACTTATACATCAAATTATTTCATCTGTAGTTACTGCAAAATCGACAGCAGAAATGGAACAATTTAGAAATGATGGTTCAATTCCAGGAGCAGATTCTAGTTATATGGTAACAACTTTTGGTGATAGGGTTGTAAACTTTACAGGCACATTATTAACATTATTAGATAAAGATGGATCACCTACTACAGATACTTGGGAAGATTTATTTAAAGAACGAGGTGCTGACTTTAGAACAGGAGTTAGCCAAATTAAATTAATGGATGCTTTAGTAGAAAGCGAATCAAACTTTCAAGTATATGGTACTTTAACTGATCCAACAGGTTCACAACTTACCGCAACTATAGATACAGATACTCTACCTACAAATTCAGCAGAAACTGCTACAGTAGATGCTATTATAGATCCTACAGTTGCTTATCCTGGCGACGGTACATTACCAGCGGCGGCCGATGGCCAACGATATTTGGTGCTAAACGAAGTACCAGTAGGTACTCCTTGGCCAGGGGGATCAGGAACCGGAACTGTAGGTGAAGAATGGGCTCTAGAATCATCTGCACACGGAAACAAACATATAAATGATGTTGCTTATCATAATGGTTTATTTGTATCAGTTGCAATGGATGGTAAAATGCAAAGTTCGCCTGGACACGGAGAAGTTTGGACTGAACAAACTTCAGGTACAACCAAATCCTTGTATGGTATTACTTATGGAAATGACCAATGGATTGCGGTAGGAAATGATGCAACTATTATTACCTCACCTGATGCAATTACCTGGACTGCTCAAACGCCGCCAAATGCATTTACAAAACAACTTAGAGCTGTTACATGGGGAAATAACCAATATGTTGTAGTAGGTGCCGGCGGAGCTCTTATTACTTCTTCAGATGGAATTACTTGGACTGAACAATCAACACCAATTACAGTAACAATATTTGATGTTATATATGCAAATAGTTTATATGTTTTTGTAACTTGGAATGGTAAAATTTATACTTCATCGGATGCAGTTACTTGGACCGAAAGAACGTCTGGATCATCAGAACATCTTAGAGGAATAGCATATGGAAATAATACATTTGTTGTTACAGGAGTAAATGATGCTATTCTTACATCTACCGATGGAATTACATGGTTTTCAAGGAATTCAGGAATAACAGACGGGTTTTATGAAGTTACTTTTGGTAATGGAGTTTTTGTTACCGCAGGAAGTAATGGAGTTATTGCTACTTCATCAAATAACGGTTTATCGTGGACACAACGAACATCACCTACTGTAAAACATATATATGGTTTAACATTTGGTGGGCATACATTTATTGGAGTAGGACATAATGCACATATTGTTTCTTCAGATATCCACGGAACACACGGCAATAAGTACGATATAATACAATATAGCCAAACTGGCTCTGAATGGGTTGTAGATTTTGATTCGAGTACCGCATATGTTGGTTGTCCTCAAAACGAACATACAGTTAAATCTACATGTGAAGCCGCCGGTCATACATGGGGAACTATAAAATTTACACAAAATGCACAAGACAGTAAAAAATGGAAATGGAATGGTATCGAATGGATTAGTGCAATCGAAGCAAATTATCCATCCGGGTATTGGAGATTATATTTATGACTAGCGGAGTAGGTGCTATCTTTTTGTCTTTGCCCACTAGTAGAATATTACTTCAAATGCGATCAAAAAATGTCAGTCATCCTGGCACATGGGCATTCTGGGGTGGTAAGGCAGAAAAAAATGAACAACCATTAGAAACATTAGAACGAGAATTAGAAGAAGAAATGGGTAAACTCCCTGTTTCACATAAAATATATCCTTTACATATATTTGAATCCAATAATGGATTTAATTATAAAACTTTTGTTATTGCTTGTTATGACGAATTTGTTCCTGTTTTGAACAAAGAGTCTAGTGGATATTGTTGGGTAGATATTGGTGCTTGGCCAAAACCGTTACATTCAGGTGCAAAATTGGTTTTTTATGATAAATCTGCTATTAACAAAATAAAAACTATAGCAACAAATGTAGAAAAACTAGCCGCTTAACGATAATCTAAACCAACTATTTGGCCATACCAAGTAGTTCCATTATCATATGTAATAAACGAAAAAATATCTACTTTATCTGCACCGTCAGTTAATGCAGGAGGATCAAAATCTAATAATGATCCGTCACCAAATGATCCTGGCCATTTAAATGCAGTTAATGATGCCCATGTAAATTGGCGTGTTGTACTACCTTGAATAATTTTCATAGTGAAAGAACTTACTCTGTTTGCTTCTTGATTTGTATTGTTTACTGTAAATGTCTCTATATTTCCTGAAAGACTTTCAAGGTCTACTACAAAATGATTACCTGTTGCTAAATCAACAGTAATCGATGATGTAGAAATATTTTCCATAGAGACATTGTTTAATGTAAAAGAATGATTATGAGATGTACAATTAGGATTATGTATAACTGTTGCTGTTAGTATCTCACCGCTCCCGCCTACCGCAGAAACTGTTACTATCCATGCTCCATTTGTATTGTCTGGTTTATAAGATGATTCCATTTTATCACCTGCGGCATAACCTGATCCGCGATCGTTATTTGCATGATTTCCAGGATCAAAATCAACAGTAAGACCGGCACCATCTATAGTACATTTTGCACCTACTCCAGATCCAGAAGCACTATTAACAGTAGATGTTCCTAATTTTTCAGTAATATTTTTTTCAATAGTTAAACTTTGTAGTACTACTTCTCCTCCATCTTTAACTAAAAATGTATCAACAGAATCATCTTGTATTTGTAAGTGGTGACCTGTAGATGTGCTATTAATTAATAAACCTACAGTTTGTCCTGAGGGAGTAATTTCTAAACCTTCGGAAGTTTCTAAGGCTGTGTTTATAGTTGTGGTTGTACCATTGACTGTTAAATTACCAGAAATAGTTAAATTTTGAAAAGTTATATCATTAGGATATGTTAAAGTTTTGGTTGACAAATCTAAAGAATTTGCCAATTTAAACCCTGTTACAGACCCATCCTGTATATTTCCACTATCAACAACATTAATAGGTAAATTAATATTAGAATTTGTTAAATTAAAATATCCTGCACCATTTATTGCGGTTAAAATATCTCCAGGATTAAAAATAACAGTCGTTCCAACAAATGAAATACTTGTATCAAATTTAGCAGATGTTATAGCTCTATCTGCTATTTTTTGGGTAGTTACAGAATAATTTTGTAATGTATTACTAGCCAATGTTCCACTTATTGCTCCTGATACTGGAAAATTAGCCGAATTAACTACTGCAAATTCAAAATTGCCATCGCCTGCAGATTGTAAAAAAGTATTGGTTGCTGGGCCAGGATCTGCGGCATCATTTATTTTTAATTGTTCATATCCTATAGAATCGGCAGGAGTACCTGCTGAACCAAAAGTTAAATCTACAGTACCAGCACCTAATCTAAATTCAAATGCACTAGATGCTTCGTCCCACATAATAGTTGCATGATCTTGTCCAGGACCTCTAAAAATTTCTATTCCTGCGGCATTGGCACTTACTCCTGGGCCTGTTTCATCATCATTAATACGAATAATATTATCTTTAACAAGTAAATTTTGTGTATCAACTTCTGTTGTTGTACCTTCTGTTTTTAAATTACCAGTAACAGTTAAATTAGTTACAGTTGTATCTGTCGGATAAGTTATAGTTTTTGTTGATAAATCTAAAGTTGAACTCAATTTACCATCTGTTATTGTTCCATCTGCTATATTAGCCTCTGCTACCTCTTGATTACCTATCATTGATGAAACAATCGTACCAGCGGCTATATGACCTGCTGGTATAGGTCCTGTTATTGCGGAATATGTAATTGGATAAGATCCAGGATCTGCCCATACAAATTCACCAGATGAATTAATTTGTAAAAATTTATCATTGTGTGTCGGCGAAGTATATGTTATTGCTAATTCTCTATGAGTAACAGCATCTACTGGTAAAGTTAATGTACGAGTAGATATATCTAGAGTAGAAGACAATTTATCTACAGTAATTGTACTATTTGCTATATCAGTTGCTGTTATAGTTGCATCGGCAATTTTTGAACTTGTTATAGATCCATCTACAATAGATCCTGCTGGTAATTTAGTTAATGGCATTACGCAAATACCCTCCATGTAGATCCATTATATACTAAACCAAAATGGGTTCGGTCGTAATTAACTACTAAATCATCTGCTACGCCCATTATTGTGCTACCATTTCGTTCGACTATTAATGGATATCCTGCAAAATTTCCTCCTGCATCAACAATTTGAACTGCATCATTTTGATTTGGACTTGCAGGTAATTTCATTGTAACTGATGCATTTGTTGTGTCGATTTGGACTGCTTGTCCGGCATATGCAGTAAAAGGTGAATCTGTATCATTCTTATATTCAAACCCTCCGGGATCAACAGAAGAAAAACTTAATGCTCCGGAACCATCTGTAGTTAATGCTTGACCGTATGTTCCATCTGATACTGCTAATTCATTTATTCCAATTGAATTTTGATTTACAGTTGTAATATTAATTGGAGATGCTTCAATGTATTTGCATAAAATTTTTGCATCTAAAAGTGGTGCTTCTGTAAATACAACTTTTGTTCCAGCAACATTAACACCGTAGGCCGCAATAGGTTCTTGTGTTAAACCATCAATAGATACAAATAATTGTTTCACATCCATTACTGTAAATGTAAGAGTAAATTCGGTCTCACTACCTGTTCCAGTAAAAACATCTTGTTGAACTTCTGCCGTATCGACAGTTTTTTTCTTTAAAAATTTCATGTTGTAGTCTCTCTAACTATCCATCCTACATTACCTTTATAATACACAAGTTCATATTGAATACCCGCTGTACCTATAGTCCAAGTACTTGTTCCATTGCCGGGAGTTTCTATTGGTAAACCATTTGGGTCAATTATCCAATTACGTGAGCCAGCTGTTCTAGTTGCATCAATTAGTACTATTTTATCACCTATTTTTGCAGTACTAGGCATTGTTAAATTCATTGGTATATTATTTAACGCACCTGAATTTATAAAATAGTTTTTATTAACTTCTAATTGATAATTATCTGTTTCAACTTCTGTCCATCCTTCTATAACGGTACCAGGTAATTTTAAATTTGAACCATCATAATAATAACCAGTCTCAACAAGTTCTGTTATATTAAACGTATATACCGCATTTACGTTATGAGCAGTAATAGTAAATGTGTCAATTGTATCAATGTCTGCTGTAAGTGTACCTTGTAATTGACCTGTAGTAGTATTAAGTGAAAGGCCTGCAGGTAAAGCACCAGATGAAATAGTATATGCTTGGGCTCCTACTTCTAAATGTTGATATCCTATATGTCGGAATGTATTTGTATCTATCCAACACATACCTAAATTTAAACTTATTGTTTCGTTTTGTTTTGCAGTAATAGTTTGAGGAGTAGTTGATATAAAATTTCCTGTGTTAGCATTATTAGATAGTTGCGGAATCTGTAATTCTTTTTCAACATACCAATTAAATAATATGTTTTGCCCTGTTTCTTGTATAGGCAAATAATCTCTTATAGTTTGATTTGCTTGCGAATCATATAATGCATTAAGACCGACAGTACCTATACTATTACTGTCCATATTTAAAAATACACCATCACGCCAATGTAAATCATCCCAAACACCATTTCCTACACCCCATTGCCCTGCGTCGTATGTTACATTAGGACTTGCATTTGTATCTACTCCTAATGCATTTGTGCCAGATACATTTGCTACTTTTAGTCCATCTCCATCTACTGATACATTATCATTTGCAAGGGTTCTTGCTTTAAGTACTATCCAACCATTTAATGCTGATACATTATCTGTAATTGTACTGGTTGTAGCAATTTGCATATTTTGTATTTTTCCAAAATAAACACCAGAGGCATTTGCTTGTGTAAGAAATTTTCCATCCCATACACCTGTTGTTATACCAGATGGTACATCAAAAGGTTGACCGTTTGGCCAATCTGACGGAGTTGTTGGTATTCCTGTCAACCATACACGACACAAAGTACCATTATAATTTATTTTAGATGTTAATACTTGCAAATTTATAGGTCCATCATTAGCATGATTGTTATCAACTGCATCTCTTACTGGATAACCATCAGATGGGGCTTGAAGAGTAGATCCTGAATTTGGATCTCCTGGTGCTAAATCTAAATAACCAAAAAATCTAAATTTTACTCTATGGGCTTCTCCATGAAGATACGGAATTCCTACACTTCCTGCATCTGTTTTAACTGCTTCATCCATACAAAAATAATCCTCTCTAGCAAGTTTACTTTGACAACCATTAGTAGACGGACTATATTCTAATTCGTGTGTATCAGTTGTATTTGTTTTTACACCATATAAGTATGGATTTACTCTAATAGCAACAAGATCACTATTATATAAGGTTTGTATATTATCATTTTTTCCTAATGACGGACTATTAATATATTTTATGGCGTTTACTATTGGCCATTTTTGTTCATGTGGATGTGTAAAATCTTCTAAACTATTCCAGTTATGTGTTCGACTTGATGAATCTTTTATAAATTGCTTTGTTAATCCTAATGCTTCCATAGGTACTATTGATTGCCTAATACATGCATAACCTGCAACAATAGGTGCAGAAAAAGATGTACCTGATAGATATGTTGCATATGTTCCGTTTAATAAATGATCATCAGCATTCCAAAATTTACAAATTAAAGCATCACCTGGTGCACTTATTTCAACTGCATTACCATAATTAGAAAATTCTGCTAATTGTAAATTATACGAAGTATGTCCGTGTCTAACATCGCCTGAGCCTAATGTAACTACAGGTTCTAATGCACCAACTCCAAATTTTTCTTGACCTATACCTTCTATGTTCCATGGATCGGTTGCTTTTGTTGCGCCTGTTCTTGGTCCTGTAACAAAAGATGCTTGAACAGGTCCTTGTCGTATTAAATCAGTCGAATTATCTTTAATACCATTACCTGCAGATCGACAAATAAAAATATTATTACTAAGCATAATTTTTTCATGATCATCTAATAATTCATTTAATGTATCACCTGCTACTTCATTTATATAGATATTACCAACTTCTCTATAAAATGGTACTCCGATAGAAATATTTGCTACACTAGGTCGTCCATTTGCTTTTGTATTAACATGATTAATTGTTGCATCCATACCTTGTTGTAAATCTGTTAAATATCCTGAATTAGATCCGTTTCCTGTAGGATCCATTACTTTTACAGACCATATATATGATTTTTTAGCCATACCTGCTAATTTACCTGCCGCAAACATAGCACAATATGTACCGTGTCCTTGTGTATCTTCGTTTAGCCAACCTCCACCGCCAACTCCTGAACCCGAACCTATGTTTATAGTGCGTACACCTTGATCCATAACACGATATTGATCACCGTTACCACCATTTGCAGTTGAACCATTAGAAAATGCAGGATCTTCAAATTCTGGATGCATTATTCCTATTACATCGGCTAAAGCATTTGCGGCCGCTCCACCATTTGTTTGTAAACATGCTCCAGCAACCCCAGTATCTAATATATAAAGGTCAACATTGGCTCCATCGTTTGTATAGGTATATGTATTAGTATATTGAGAAGTAGTAGGTCTCTGCGATGATGCAGGTAAATGCCAATAATACCAATTATTGATTCCATCATTAAATGCTAAACAATTTTGGCTAGCATCTCCACTTACACCTTGACTAAAAGTTTCTTCTTCAGAAGGCTCACTTGTTGCTTTAGTTAATTCAACAGAACTTAAATCAGTACAAAGAGTTTCTTGATCTTCTAAAATTGCTTTTACATCTGAATCTGCTAACCATGTATCTACTTGTTCTTGTGTAGGATCTTCTACGTGTATAACTTTAAGATTAGATAATATATCTCCTGTTATACCTAATCGATCAGCAACGGCTTGAGCATCTACTGTATTATATAAATTTATGATATACTTCATTGGGCCACCTCAACCGTATTTACTACTGCCATCCAACGAATAGTATGACCGGTTTTTCCTTTACATCTAAGTCGCATAGTATCGGTACTATCTTCGTCTACATCCAAAACAACATCATAATCATTATCAGTAAATCCTAATCTTGTTTTAGTAAATCCTAACATAGATAATGTTCCTGCTGTATTTTGAAAACATGCTTCAAATCTAAAAGATACTCCTCCTAAAGTTATTAATCTAGTACCTGTAATTAAAATTTCTACTGTATTAATAGAATTATCTTGAAAATCTAATTTTGAGTCTACAACATTTCCAATAAAAATTTCATTTAAAAAATCATTAGTTGTTAACCCTCTAAAAATATGTTTGCCGCTTCGACTATCTCCAGCAGTACCAAAATTTCCATTTGTATAATAAATTGAACCTTCTCTAATATTGGTAAATGAAAAATTAGCTGATCCGTCTGTAGTTAAAGAATATCCTGCCGGACCATCCGATATTCCTAAATCGGTTAATACAGTAGGTATATTAGATTGCTTTGCTATTTCGGCCCATGTAGTATTATATGAATAATATATATTTCCTGTATCATCTGCAATAGCAATCATACCATCATATGTTGTAGCACTAGGTAATCCTGCTAAATCTGGAAATGTATTTCCAAAATATACTTTACCTGTAGTAATTATATTTGCAGAACCTACTTCTAAATGACCTGTACCATCTGGAGTAAGGACAATATTTCCATCAGTTGTAGATGTAAAAATTGTTCTTGCTTGAACATCTAAATTGCCACCTAACTGAGGAGTTAAATCATCTGATACATCTTGTATACCCTGTCCACCACCGCTTCCGCCTGATTGATCAACCCATTGTGTACCTGATCCAGTTGATGATAATACTTGTCCGGATACTCCATAACCCGACGGAGTATCAGAAAGACCAGTTAATGTAGTAATACCAGTATTTTCATCTGAATTAATCCAATTTGTTCCGTTCCATCGTAAAATTTGATTATTTGTTGAAGATGATATAGAAACATCATTTAATGCATTAATACTTAAAGAAGAAATACCAGTTATGTAACCTGCAGAACTATGATCACCCCAACTATATGCTGTGTCCCAATTAGTAGAACTATCTGTGATTATACTATAACTTCCTGCAGAGGATCCTCGTTTCATTAATCCTTGTGAAGTAAAATCTGTATCTTCTAAAAATGTTTTAGTGCCTAAAAGAGTATTAACTCTTGCATCTGTATAATATAAATTAGTTGATCCTTCACTTATATCATCTGTATCTGCACTAAAAGACAAAACACTATTTACTTTATCCCAACTTAAAGGAGCATTTGCAGTTATATCTCTAAAATCTAACCCTGTTGCATTAGGATTTACTCGTACAAAAAAGTTTGCTTTTGCAGTATAATTAGATGGAGTATCACCTAAACCTATAACAGTTGTTGCTCCTGTTGCTGTTTTTTCTCCAATTATCCATGTGCCATTATCATATTCTAATATTTTTCCATTTGATGCATTTGAAGTATTGGTATCAGATAACCCAGATAATGTTGTTCCTGCTGTTGATGTTGCAGGTATCCATTTAGTTCCATTCCATGATAATACTTGATTTTGAGTTGGTCCGGTAGTTGTGGTATCAACATCAGATAAACTATTAATGCTACTTTGAGTTGTCAAATAGCCTACAAGGGCATGGTCGCCCCAACCAAATGCTGTATCCCAACTTGTTATTTTACTTGCCGATACATTATATGCATCATGAGCAGTAAAAATAGGATCTGTTTCTGCTGGTGCTGAATAAGAATTTGTAATTGTTATAGTGTCTGTAGTTGCATTTGTTGTAAGGGTTATATTAGTACCTGCCGATAAAGTTAATGTATCTGCTTCGGCTTCAGCAACTATATTATCTTGACCTGATATTGATATTGTTTTAAATGCTTCAGAAACTCCGCCGCCACCTTGAGCAGAGGCTAATTTACCTCCTGCTGTACTACCATCCCCAACATATATAGAAGGATTTACTTGATCGACGTCAACAACTATTAATTCGCCTGCCGCCGGAGTATAGTTAGTTCTATTACTCGTAGTTCCTCGTTTAAACTGAATAGCCATTAATTAATCCTTTTAGTCAGGTATTGTTCCAAAATCAACAGATAGATCAGTTAAATTTGCTGTACCGATAGTTGCTGTTGTTAAATTTATATCTGTTATTATTGTATCTAAATCCAAAGGGCTCCATTCTGCTCCTGTAAATGCTAATACTTTATTTGCACTAGGTGAATTTGATTGTGTATCTACATCATTTAAATCATTTAATACTTGTATTGCATTACTTTTATCATCATCTGGAATCCAATTATCGCCGTTCCATTTTAAAACATTACCTACAATAGGTGTAAAATTTACAGTATCTACATCATTAAATGTAGAAACACTATATCCAGTAAGAGAAAATGTTGTTGGAATATATTCAGTTCCTGACCATGCTAGATATTGATTAACTGTTGGGGTTGTAGTAGAAACATTTGTTAAATCAGTTATAGCATATGAAGGAGGTGCTGTTAAATAACCGACATTAGCATGATTACCCCAACTACTAGCAGATTCGGCTTTTGCGGCAACATTTGTTACGCCATCTAAAGTACCCGAAATAGTTACATTACCTGATATTGCAAAAATACCAGTAGAATTGTCCCATACCCCTACTTCTGTACCTGCTAATGTAAATTTAAGAGCTGTTAAATCTACAGTAATATTATTTGTACCATTAGTGATAACATTTGCACTACCTAATACAGCAGATGCAACTTTAGTATCTATTTCGTTTTTGCTGTATAAACTTAAACTATCTCTAGCAGTTTGAAGAGTAGTGCCTCCTGTTCCACCTGCAGATACTGGCAAACTGCTTCCTGTAAAATTATTAGGGTCTAAATAAAAAGACGGGACTTGGCCACCAAATCTAACAGCATCAGCGGCTGATCTTACTGCGCCTTTTAACGTACTTGCCATTCATTTTTCCTTATACATCTGTATAGGATGCGGTTGCACTAATAGTTCCAGTAGTACATACTCCTATAAGAGAATCTCCGTCATCTAATAATAGTTTTTCTGTATCAAATGTTAAAGTATCGGTTGCATTTATTTCTGCAGACTTTATAATAGTATTATTGTCTCCGGCACTTCCAGTATTAGGAACAGCATAGACCGTAATTGAATCAGCGTCTGTAGCATGTGTATTACAGAAAAATATACATGTAACTGCTCTTACTTTATTGGCAGTACCAGAAATAATTGTTGTGTTAGAATTTGCAACTACTGTTGATGTTAAAGCCATACCTAATCTCTTTTATTATATTTATTTAGAATAAAAGAGCATTAACAAACGCTTTTCTGTCAACATAAGATTTAGTTGCGGCAGAGTCTTCTTGGGTAGGATCACCTGATAAGGTTAATTCACCGGTCATTACATCGCCTGCTTTAAGAACATTTAATGTTGCTGAACCAGTAACAGTTCCTTCTATAGGGGCAAGTAATGTTTCGCCTTGTGTTGACCATTTATCTACTGTATCGTCCCATACAAAGGATTTATCTGCTAATTGACCTCTATCAATTTTTATACCTGCTGAACCAACGGTTACACCTGAACCACTTTCATCAGCATTTATAAGAATTGTTGATGCTTGAACAGATAATGCAGGAAAAACTGTACTAACAGATTCTTCTTCTCCACCAAGTATTGTTAATTTACCACCTACTATTAAATTACCAGGTGTTTGTAAATCTCCAACTAATTTGCTGGAACTAATAGATTTATCCGGTATAGTATGTAACTGTACAGGTCTAGTTAAATGTAAAATTTGTATTTGTGTAGTATTTGCTGGAACATTTAATATTTTTAAATTTGACTCACCATCTAAGGTATAGTCTAATTCGGGTTGTTGTGTTAAACCATCAAAACTTACAAGTATCGCCCTAGATGTTAAAGGCTTGGGTACACTTAAAGCATAAATAGAAGTGACACCATCCGAGGTGTAACTATCAAATGTAAATGCTGTATTGTGTAATCTATTTTCTACGTCAAAACCGATATATGCCATTTTACAATCTCTTTATTAATATTTATTCAAGGAATTATGGAAAAGAAAAAAATTATTATAATAGGCGGGGGTACCGCTGGAGCTAGTGCCTTCGCTTTTTTACAAAAAAAATTAGGTCATATTTGTGATGTAACAATGATTGCATCTAAGGAAATACCTATAGTAGGTGTTGGAGAAGCAACCGTAGGAAACATTAATACATTTTTAGAAATATGTGGAATGGATCCTGAAAAAGCATGTTTAGGTGATGCACGAGGATCTATTAAATTTTCGGTTCATTGTAAAGATTGGTTACGAGAAGATCATTCATATTTTACTCCCATAGGTCTTTTTGCGATGGAATATCATGATATGGTAAGTTTTCAACGTCCTATGAAAGAATACTGGGAAAGTTGGTGCGGATTAAAATTAGCATTAGCAAATAAATCGCCTTTTCTAAAAAAAGAACATTGGGACACACCTTTACCTAAAATGTGGAGAGAATATGCTTATAATATAGATGCAGTATTATTAGGTAAAGCATTAATGGAGCATGGATTAAAATTAGGTGGAAAAATATTAGATAAAAAGATTAAAGAAGTTAATATTATAGATGAAGATAAAATAGATTATTTAACAGCAGAAGACGGAACTCGAATAGAAGGAGACTTTTTTATTGATTGTAGTGGTTTTAAACGATTGGTTCCAAATGCATGTGGTTATACTCCTAAAAAATTTAATGAAGATATTACAAATGACAGGGCGTGGGCAACAAGAATAGATTATGTAGATAAAGAAAGTGAATTACCTTATTTGTCCTGTGTCGAATGCCAAGCCATGGATGCAGGCTGGCGTTGGCAAATTGGCTTACGTGATAGAATAGGAACAGGTTATGTGTTTAGTTCTAAATATATTTCAGATGAAGATGCATTACAAGAATTTAAAGATAGTTATGAAGGTGATAGAATTAAAGATGAGGAATGCCAATTAATTAAATTTGAAACAGAATGTTATGAAAAACAAGCAGGTACTAACTGGATTACATGTGGTTTATCTGCAGGATTTGTAGAACCATTAGAAAGTACTTCTATATTTTTTATGCATAATAATTTAATATCATTTTTATCATTAATAAAACAAAATAAATTACCTCAAGATGTTCAAATGGTATCTATTGGTGCATGGGACCAAGGAGCTCTTGAAACAGATATAAATTATTTTTTCTTATGGGATCAAGAAAAAATAGATATGTATAACAAATATGTACATGATACATTTTCATGTACTGTAGATTACATAGGTGCTCACTATGCATTTAATCAAAATAATAGATCTAAATATTGGATAGACTGGCAATCAAAACGAGAAAAATATATAAAAATCGGATCTAATGTTATGAACTATAAACAACAACATTTATTTTTTGGAAGACCTGCTTTTAGTTTATTATCTGCAGGAAACGAAATGGGAACAGAAATAGATGGTTGGGATTTATCTAAAGTTTGGATAACCCCAAGACAAGAAGAATCATATAGATCTGGTGCTTTAGGTGATGAGAGAGCAATATTAGAAGATAGGACTCCTAAAGAATATTTGCAAGCTCTTAGAACTATTTTAGGTAGATTGACACATAGAAAATGGTTAAATGATGTTTTTTGTGAATATGCTTATGATATTATAGATCAATATGAGTGGTTAGATCATGTAGATGAATTGCGAGACTCACAAGTAAAAGAGTCTCGCCAATATATTGAAAGTATAACAACTATGTTTTAAAGTCCAGATCCTGGATCTTCAACACTCCATTCATCTTTAGCTCGGTCGGCTTTTGATGCCGCAATACTTTCTGCTGTATCCGAACCATCTTGTACTGGTTTATGTTGATCTGCTAACGGGCAAGTCCAATCATCGGGGGACGGCCAATCATCAGGGTGTTTTCTTGCTAATAATGCTTCTTTAATTTTTTGCTCGTGTTCACCTGATTTAGTTCGACATGATTCTCTATCTGCTAAAGCGGCAACTACATCTGCATGTGACCAATCGCCACCGGCGGTATCTAATGCTTTTTCTAATTTCCATCCCGATTCTCTAAATCTAGCATTTGCCTCTGCTTTTATTTGTTCAGTAGCGGCTAAAAATAGAGAAATTCTACTCGGCCAAACATCGTCAGCCCAAATTCTGTCTAATTCAGTTTTAGCCGCGGCATCTGTCCAACCAGGATATCTATCAAATATGATAACAGGATCTTCTGATTTATTAATGCCGTATCTAGATGGCAAAGTTAAGTCTTGTCCTTCACCGCTGTGTAAGTGAGCAGGTAAATCAAATTCACCATCATCGTGAATTTTCTTTCCAATATTTTTTGTATCAAAATCTATTTTTGCCATTTGTAATCCTTTTACTTACAATATATTTATCTCTTGCAAACCTTCATTTTACAAGTTGTTTTATATATTTATACCTTTCAGAAGATTGGTACTACACATGGATAATTTGTTGTATGTGCCATTAAGTCCAAATGTTTACCAATCATATTACTTTTCCAAGAAGTCGATGTTCCGTCATGAGGTGAAACTTGATACCAAACATAACCATGATGTTGGTTTCCTGAATCAGGATTATCCCAATCATCACCATGATGAACATAAAAATCTTCTTCGCCGAATGCAACAACCTGCCATCCATGCGTTGTATTACTGTTAGATTCGCCAGTTGAATATGCACTATTCTTTTTATCAATAATCCAACTTCTCATTCCACATCTTAATCCCGAATATTGGCAATAATGATATACTTTTTGTCTGTCTCTACTCATTACAATTCGCTGACCATATGGACCTGAATCTCTACCATATGTTGGACTGCTTAATGATTGAGAATCTAATCCTGTAAATGTTCCTACAGTAACTAAACAAGCCGTAATTTCCATTCCTGTTCCACCTGTTGAACCATTATCTACTGTTACAACCGGATGTGGTTCTACTGAAAAATCATAATGAGTACCAGCATCGGTTATTGTTGTAGCAGTTGCTTTACCTTTTGTTACTGTAACTGTACCTGTTGCTTGAGTACCATTAACAGTATCAGCTGGAGCCGCAATAGTAATAGTAGGATTAGATTGATATCCTTTTCCAGGATTAGTAATAACTAATCTATATACTTTATTACTTTGTTGATCAACTGTTGCTTGTGTTGATTTATCACGCCATGTATTATCTATTTTTCCTAAATTAAAATCATTACTTAAATTCATCATAGTAGCAAATACAGTTCCGTCATCTACTAAAGTAAATTTACCGCATCGTTGTGATTCTGCATTTGCAGAGTTAAAGCCTGATCCCCAAGAAAAATATACGTATACTGCATTTTCTTCTTTTAACACATCTTCTAAACAAGTTAGTCTATCTATTTTTGGAACATTAGTAAAAACTTTCATAATATAAGGGTTAGCGCCATCTGCTAACTGATTAGCAACTACAAATTCTTGTCTAGTTTTATTATAACTTAATGTTCCGTATCCAGATGCAGGGTTAACAGTTTCATTATATGTAATTTCATACATAGAAGGAGAACCTTTATATTCGTACATAGCCCATGCATCATGACTTGCCCATGTTACATGTGTCCCTGGCATCCATTTCTCTCTTAAATGAACCCATTTTCCTTGATATTTCATATAATTTTGTCTATGTTCTAAATCACAACTACCTGCTTCTACATTTTCGTATCTAAATGCATTACCATAATCATGAAATCTTGATGTTTCAGAGGAACCATGCCCCATTTTAATTCTATAATGACCACATTCGCCTACTGCATCAGTTCCACTTGGATGTTGTTCACCTGTACTTGTATTACTTGTTGTAGCATGACATCCTGTTTTTAACCAACAATGATTATTATGAGCACCCCAATGTTTTTGATGGCTTGAATATATTCCTGTAGATTCTCCACCATCACCCCCTGTATACCAATGACTGCCTTGTGTTTTATATCCTCTTCGTTCATAAGGTCTAAAATATTGATCATATGTAATACTTCCGCCTGAATAATTACTATGAGCACTCCAAATAGCAAACTGCGGTCTTGCTTCATCACGTTGGCCTTTACTATTTTCATAGTTTGTATAAACACCCATTTCACCATCTGATCGTGTTTGTTGTTCTCTATGAATTCCTCCGCCTAACGGAGAAATTGCAGAAGTAGAAGTAGATTGGGTTGCTCGTTCTCTATCTAGCCCTTGTTCATTTAACTCTGCATTTTCTAAATTAACCCTACCTTTATAAGTTTCTTTAGGATTAGATTCTATTTGATCTAATGCTTTTGCTAAAAAATTAGTGTCAGCGGCACTAGCAGAAGGTGCTAAATTATACACTCTATCTATTAATTTTTGTTTTATGCTATTAAAAGTTGCCATTTATTTTCCTTGTATTATATAATCGGTATCAATGTTGGGTAAGTTGTGTAATTAGGATTAGTTGATGCCATTGCTCTTGACATATCACTCCGCATCCATGTACCAGTATTTTGATCTTGTCTCATAAGATATAAACGATATGCGGAGTCTGATCCGTGTTTATTACGACTAAAACTTGCAACAAAACCTTCTTCACCAAATGGACCCCATTGACATCCATATGTTGTATCTCTTACATACCATGCAATTTGATACCTGCTAAATCGTTTATCTACTATCCATGACGACATGCCACATCCATAATTATAAAATGGTGATTGCAAAATAACATTTCTGTGATTTCTACTCATAATGTTAACATGACCACAACCTGCAGATGTTCCATTTGGATGAGTTCCTCCTGCTTCTCTGCCATAAATGTCATTACAATAATGATAATCCATAACTTCTGGGCGATTATCATATCCTATTACATCTTCATTTAAAAATTCATCCTGGCCTTTGTAACCTGCCATGGCTGCCATTTTACTCCATGTTGGTACAAAACCCCATGTGAAATAGTCATCGTTAGTTACTCCGTCTACTGTATATCTATTGCATCTATGTAAAGAATGACATTCGCTAGTTGTAACACTCCAATAAATATCACCTGTATCTACTAGTACAATTTTAATACCTTGCCAACTTTCAGCTCTGTCTGTTGGATGATAAAGTTTGTTTGCGTACACAGATCTACCTCGAATACTGTATTCTAAACTATTTCCATCATTGGAAATCGGAGTGTAAACACCTTTTCCTGACGTGTCTTGTCCTTCTTCAATTCTGCTTTGCATTGAAGCCGCAGATGCATTATCTAATGCAGTTGCTAAATTTGTATTTAAATTAATATCAGGTACATTTTTATAAATTTTTGTATCAAAATAATAACCAGTAGCTGATTCTTGATCTTGTACAGAAGAATCTCTATTTAAAACTGCTAATTCTTTTCGTTCTGCATTATGTGATAATGAACCATATGAGCCTGTATCCCCATTTGTTGAAGGTTTTTGTGAATAATCTAAGTTTGCCGCGCCAGGCATAACTTTTTTATTTCGTAATCTAATTGTTTGATTTTGGTATATTAAATATGTATATTTGTCTGTTGGTTCGTAATTACCGGTTTCAACTTGTTCGTTTCTTTTTTCATGACGCATACCAATACCGCTTGCTTGGTTATTTTCATTATTCCAAAAAACAGTGGATAACGATGCCGCAGGCGATGTAATCAAATTGCTATTACCATGAGGTCCGCATGAATCTGCACCGTTACTATAACAATGACTACCCGATGTATGGGTATGGGTATTAAAATAACAAGGATTGCCATTCCAATCCCAACAAGCACTTCTTTGTCCTGTTGACCAAGGTCCGTATTGTCCGCCGGTTGTACCACCATAATGATGACACCATGACCAACGAGAATTAGTCATCGGTTCACATTTTTCATCATAAATTGTTACACCACATGACCATGAATAATGTGAAGTATATATACCAAATTGAGCAGGAGATGCATTTCTATGTTCGCCTCTTCCAGTATTCCATCCAGGCATAGCATTATGAGGTACTTCTTGTTGTACTGGTCGCTTTCCGAAAGTATCAGGACCTGACCCATCTGTGTACGTATCTGCTTTAACTTTTTTATTTAAAACTTCTAAGGATTTAGACAAATAAGTTAAATCTTTTGCTGTAGTACTTGAATCAGCACCTAGTGCATTAATTTTATCAATTAATTTTTGTTTAACTACAGTTTCTTTTCGAGGAACTAACTCGTCCACTCGTTCTTGGTTCATTTGCATTTTTTATTTTCCTCACATATTCATTGGTACTAAGCATGGATACATTGTTGTCCACCAACTGTTATTATCCATTTGTCCGCCTGTATCTGTTTCGATCCATGTTCCATCTGTTTCTTTTTGTATCATACATATTAATGATTGAGAGCCAGGCCAATCCCAGTTATGACTTCTGCAAATAGCAAATCCTTTATCACCATATGGTCCTACCTGGGCTCCATATGAAGTGGTTTCCCAATTATAACCTTGAGAATAATCATTCCTATCTTTACTAACAATAAAACTAATAATGCCTCTTTGATAATCATAATACGGAACAAACAAGAATATATTTTTCTTATCTCTACTTTGTACTGATAATTGTCCATGTCCTGCACTATTAGCCTGACCATAAGTAGGAGATCCTAATTGTCGTTGAGCATGACCTCCATATGAAAGAGTTGTATCAGAAATATTTCTTGTTAATTTTGCAATATGAAGGTAATTACTAGGTTCATGAGTAGTTACATACATAGATCCGTCATCACATAATACAATTTTATTATTCTCAAATGTTTCTAAATTACCTGCATCATATCCATCGGCAAGCACAAAATCTAATGCAACAGAATCTCCAGCAGTAACTCTTGCCGCTAAAAGAGCATTTATATCTGTTTTTCGATTTATTCCACCGGTTATGCCTTTAAAAAGTTTTATAGTCATTGTACTTGTTGTTCCTTTTCTATTAAGAACAACTAATTCTTGGGCTGTTTTATTAAATGAAACTCCACCTCTATTATTATTAGTATTATTAGTGGTATCATATGAACTTAATGCAGTTTGATCATATGCTAAATGTCGCAAACGTAAATGAACAGTTTGATTTTGATATTTTAGATAACATTCTCTATCATCTAATTCTGCATTACCTGCATAAAAATTTTCTGTTCTATAATTATCTGCCCAACCTGAAACTCTAACGGTTTCTAACGCTCGATAGCCCATAATCATTCTATAATGACCTAATTCACCGCAAGAAGTTGTACCATTTAAATAACAATCTGCACCGGTTGGTGCATGATCATTACATCTATAATAACAGTTATTATCAGCCCATTGTTCTTTCATTCCGCCGGAATAAATACCATTCCAACAACCATCGGCAGTATCTTCATAACTACTATGCCAATATCCTCGTTGTCTAATAGGATATGCTAATTCATCAACAATTGTTCCTCCACCACCATGACTATGGTGTGAAGACCATACACCATATTCTGGTCTAGTATTACGATAATGATAATCTGGTGCTGGTTTAATTGCTGTAGTTTCATCTACTCCATCATTAACTGTTGTTAATGCATCTGTTAATAATATAGTATCTGAAGCATTTGTATTAGCATCTTCTGCTAATGTTGTTATTCTATCTAAAACTGCATCTTTTGCTTGTTTAATAGTTTCATTTGCCATTGTTAAATCACCTTAATATGTTAAACCGTCTTTATGAAGTGGACAAACTGCCGGATGTTGTGTAGTGTGCCCATTTGAATCCATTTGATTACCAACCCAATACGATTCAAAATGTCCTTTTCCGTTTTGAAAAGCTATTCTTGAAGTTTTATTATAACCGCTCCAATCATTCCAATCATGCGACACATGTAAATAAAAATCTGCATCTCTAAATGGACTTATTTGTACTCCGTGACTTGTATGGTAACTCCATAATTCCGGATATTCTCTTGATGTATCTCTTGCAATAATCCAACCGCACATTCCTGCGCCATAATAATAATATGGTCCAAACATGCATACATTACGTTTATTTCTACTCATTACAATTCTCACACCTGCGGTGTGATTGTCATGTTGACCGTAGCAATTGTTACATCGTTGTGTCTGTCTTGTTTCAAACCTAATTGCTCTATCATCTCGTTGTCTAACTAATCTTGCCAATGTATACGAGTTATATGGATTTTGTGTCATTGCAAAAATAGATCCATTATCAACTAAAGTACATTTTTGTTGCCAATGTGAACCTATATAACTATTATTCATACCATAAATCCAATTAAAGTATAAATTTTTTGCAGTTTTATCATCTAATACTTTTTCTAAGTTAGTTGCACCATCAATCTGCTGGATACCATAATATATTCGGCAACGATGCCTATTCATTTGGTTGCCTTCCATAGCGTACATCTCACCACCATTAGTAATAGCATTCCAGTGATGACTATTTGTAGAAGTTAAATGATGACTAGCATAATCCATTACAGGTTGAGCAGGATTAATAAAAACCGCTTCTTTTCGTTTTCTGTTAAATGAGGTACAACCATAATTGTTACCTGTTTGACCAGGTATATGTTTTGTTGATGTTGCAGTTGCTCTACCATGTTCTGTCATAAATCTATTGAGAATACCACATTGATTATGAGTATAGGTAACATAATATCTATTATCACGGACTTCCCAAGATCCTATTTTAGACATTTCTCGATTTCTAAAGGTACCTAAATGAGAAGTATAATAACCTATATGTCCGCCTTCTCCCATTTTTAATCTATAATGGCCTAATTCACCTATTGCATCTGTTCCAGCAATATAACAATGATATTGATGTGAATGGCAGGTAGTGTCTAACCAACAATGATTTCCACCATGATCCCATGCTTCGGTTGAACCCCAACCATGATGACCATATGTACCATCAACACCTCCATTATAACAATGATATCCTGCAAATTTAGTACTATCGTAAATATCTAAATTACTATCATATATAAGAGAACCACCACCAGCATAGTCATGATTTTGTTGTCTACCACACCAAATAACAAATTCTGCATCTCGTTCAAAATACAATTCATTTGACCCTCTTGGATGCTGAGAAAATACCCTATCCTCTTGAACTACTTCTTGTACATTATTAATAGATTTAGCAAGTTGCGATACTTCTGTTGCATTTGCAGTCGTTACTTTACTATCTATTTGATCTAATAATGTTTGTTTTGTTGTTGTACCTGTTGCCATAATTTATCCTTTTAAGGTGTATCCGGTGATGCTGTTCCTGCTACTCTATTATTATCTAAAGTTTCCATAATATCTGAAACTAAATTTTGAGTTAAAAAATTGTCCTCAAAGTAGGTTTTTGTAATTAAACTAGTATCAGTTGTTACTGCCACCGATGATTGTGGTTCACCAGTAAACACAACTTTTCCACTATCGGAAGTTATTTGTAAATCTTGACCTGATGCGGCTTTTGTCGAAACTGTGGTTCCAGCAATATAAACATTACCTACTGTAGCAGTATTTACCTCTAATTGGTTATCACCACCTCCTAATTGGGTTGTAATATACGTTTTAATTGCTTTTTCTGTTACTAATGCACTATCTGAATTACCACTTAACGTTCCGTCAGTGGAAAACTCATCAATTGTTGCACCATATCCTGAAAATTGTAATGCACCAAGTTTTAATTCATTCAATCCTGCTAATGAAAAATCTTCTGCATTAAGAGTTGCTCGTCCTGTTGATTGTTGTACTGAAAATAATCCTCCAACACTATAGTTACCATCTTGGTCTGTTGATGTAAAAAATACTCTTCCACCACAATGTTCTTGAACTTCGTGGGATGGGTCTGCATTTTGAGTTGGTATTCCTGGATAATTAGATGTTGTAAAATCTCCTGTACCAATATCTAAAAAGTCATGACCTGTCATTCTACAACTAGAATATTCTTCTCTAAATTGAACACTAGTACCATGAACATGTGCTTTTGCAGTTGTCATTTGTGGTGATATTTGAATTCTAGCAGTACCTACTGGAGTACCTTCCTGAGCATTAGTATAACCTACAACATTAACCACGGTATAAAATGTTTGATCACTTCCTATTTCCATATTTGATCCATCTTTAGGTTCTCTATATAACCCTTTTACTTGCATATAACCGCCTACCTGTGGTACTTCTGCAAATCCATCACCTGCTATAGTTGCTGTTGTTGTTCCTGGTGTAAGTTGTCCTTGGGTCATTCCTGTTGGATAACCTCCTCCGCCTGATGTTCGTGTCCATACTGGTACACCATCACCTAAAGTCATTGTAGCATTGTAACCAGTTATTTCAGATTGATTTGCACCTGGATCTGTTATAGTTAAAGTAGGCATATTAGTAGGATCATATCCTTGGCCTGGATCTATAATAAGAATTTCTTCTACAGTACTCGCATTCGATACTTGGCATCGTAATTTTGCTACTGTAGTCGGAGCCGCTCCACCTGTAAAACCTACAGTAGGTTCTACTTCATAAACAGTAGTATAATCTGGTGCAGATGTTGCATCACCTGTCATTGATGTCCACACACCATCTATTGTTGCCATTTTTGTGGCAAAATCATAAGATTTAATAATTCCCCATTGTCCTGCTCCAGCACCACTTAAACAATTAACTGTCATTCCTATAAAATTTGCCGCAGGTACTGTATTAGATGTTGCTGTTAATTGAATAGTAGCATCTGTTCCTGAGGATGGATTTGTTCCAGTTTGAGCATTTCCGATATATCTATTAAGAGCTGATATATTATTTGATGCTGTTATCCGTATTATTCCATTGTTAACATGGGTAGATGTAAATGTAGCCGCTCCACCTGCTCCTGATGTTCCTGCATCATTATCTCCAACTGCTTCAAATGCAACTTGAGAACTTGTATATGTTTCACCTGCATATTGAAATTCCATTCGTATAACTTTGCCTTGTACTTCATCAACAACTACTCTATAAGGTAAGGCCTCACCTGTTCTATTATCTATAGATGCCACTTTTTGAGTTAAATTTGTTTCATTTGCAAAGTTACCTTCAGAAACTGAACCATATTCTCCATATGAGTTATTACAGTTTGCGGCACGTATAACACCGCCATGAGTTGTTGTAAATCCTACATGACAATAATATGTAAACACTGATACCGCTTCAATTCTTCCTTTGTTTGTTGCAAATAATCCAAATCCATCTGAGTTTATTTGAGTAAAATCATTTGTACAAAAACTTGCATATTTGCCATATGGAGCATCATGACCATCACAGTATATTCCTCCACCACCATCACAAATTGATACTGCATTTTGAATAAATGGAGATTTAAGATTAACTGCACCATTAGGATCTAATCTAAAACATACACCTTTAACTATAGGCTCTTCATGAGGACTACCTACCCCTTTTACCATTCCTCCTAATCCTCTAAATGTAAAACCTCTAACTGTTACTGCATCATTACAATAAAACATAGCAACTTCATTATTAGGATACCCTGCTCCTAACATAGATACTCCAACTCCGTTCCCGCCGTCGTCTTCCATATTTGGTTCAACAAAAGTTGTACGCATTTCTTTTCCTAGAAGACCTACACCTGCAGGAATTACTATTGGTAAGAACTCTTTATATACTCCTGGTGCCGCCTGAATTTGGTCTCCAGATCTTGCTTTAGAACAAGCATATCTAATTGTTTTAAATGCCGCACTTGGATTTTTACCCCATGTAATAACACCTGTTACCTGACCATATACATCAACTTTTAAACCATTTAATACTTCCCGCCAACCATCATTTATTTTTCCTGTTTCTGCATTTATTGGTTCAACACCTGATCTATCTTTTATGGCCATGTATACTTTATACATTGTTTCGTTACCACCAAAATTAGTAGTAGTTGTAATATCCGTTCTTCCATATAATCGATCTTTACCATAATATACATTAACATTATTCGGATCTACTGCTGTTGTTTGTGTAATAGGATCTGATGGTGCAATTAATTTCCACGGAGCCGATACAGTACCTCCTGTCGATGGAGCAGTTGTACCTGCATTTGTAGCATCTATACATTTATACCATCTTGATTTATTTACGGCTGGATGGGTTGCATCTGTGTGAGCAACCAATTCACCTAATGTGTATGTTCCTGCATTTGCCCATGTCGGAGGAGCCCATCGACATACATGACCTGCAATATATGCTGTACCACTTGCATAATCAGATATACCTTCACCTGTTATTTGTCCTGCCGCCACTGCCGCCACTGCATTTGATATAATAGTTGCTTGACTTGATGTTATATCATTAAATGCTGTAGTGTTATTTGCAGAAGCATTTCCTATAGAAGGATATGTTATTGATGCTGTTGGTGCAGTATTATTTTTAACTGCATCTTCTATAACTTGTAAATTTGTATCTACTATTGTAGTTTCTGCACTTGTTCCTGCATTGTTTGAAGTATCTTGAGTTATTACAGATTGTTCCGGATTCCATGCTGTAGTTTTTTCTATACAATACTTAAATACATCTGCCATATAATTATATGCTAAACCTGTTGTTTCTCTATGATTTGCTGGTATTTGAGAAACTCCAGCATCAAAAAAAGATTTAGCAGATACTAGAGTACCAAAATCTCCTCCATACATTAAATCATAACACATAGCATCAACAAAATATTTTGTGTCTCGTGTACATTTTGATGCATCGTGAACATAACCAGCACTACTCGCAACTGAAGCCACCGCATTAGATATAATTGTTGTTTGATCTGTTGTAATATCTGTATGTGGTGTAATATGAGTTGAGGTTGCAACATCTGGATAGGTAGCCGCTGGTATACCTGAAGCACTATTAGCAGTAATTGCATCTTCTGTAATTTGCATTAAATTAGAAACTATTGTTCCTTCTGCGGCTGTAGCGGCTGTACCAGTTGTATCTTGAGTTTCGCTGTTTCCTGTTTGGGGTGTTACTGTTGTTTCTTGAACAATAGCACTTGCAATTGTTGCCATATGTTGATATGCTAAAACAGTTACATTTCTTTCAGTTGGAGTTGTTAATTGTGAAACTCCACCATCAAAAAATGACTTAGCCATTATTACACTTGCACTATCACCTCCATACATTAAATCGTACGTTAAAGCATCTACAAGATAACCTGAGTCTCTTGTACATTTTGCTTCATCATATGTACCAAAATGAGATGGATAATTTTGTGTAACCCATGCATTTACATCTGCGGCAATAAAATCTTTATTTGCCTGTAATTGGGAACCACCATTTTTTCTATCTGTCCAATCTGATCTACCTGTATTAAAATCTGGAAAAGTTAAAGCATCAGCAGAAGAATTACCATTATCTATAATATCTTTAATTTCTGCATAGGCGGCATCTATTGCGGTTTCAGCCGCTCCGGATACATTAGTTAATGCTTTAATTGATGCTTGCGAATGATCAATAGCATCTTGAACTCTTACTTTATCTGAGGATGTAGTATATAACCCATAGTTAAATCTAATGCCAGTAATAACTGCCATATAATTTGTGCCAATTGCCATATCATTTTTTGCGGCATTAACAACATAACCTAAATCTCTTGTACATAAATCTTGTTCTTGTGTTGTCATGGCCCCAATATAATCTTCTACCCATGCATTTACTTCTGCGGCAATAAAATTTTTATTTGCTTGCATTTGTAATACTGCATTTTGTTTATTTGTGCTTGCTCCAAATGCTGGAAACGATGCGGCATCTGCCGCGGCATGACCATTGTTTATAATATCAACAACTTCATCAAATGCTTGGGTAACTTCTTGAAGTATTGCATTTTCATTTTTAACACTATTAATATCAATGGTTGCTAATTTTGCATGATCAATAGCACCTAATACTCTTAATCTGTCGCCGGTTGTTACATTTACACCATATTGCATTCTATGACCTACTATATGTTGCATATAGTTTGTGCCCATTGCCATATCATATTTTGAAGCATCTAACACATATCCTAAGTCTCTTGTACAAGTTGATTCTTCGCCTGTGCTCATACTTCCTGTTGAAACTACACCGGGACTGTAGGTAAGATTTTCTTCATCCGATCCTTTATGAGGATCAACATACCATGTATATGATTCATCATCTGGATCCCAATGTACAGGATAATTTTGTCCTTCATCTGCTCGTAATTTCCAACCTTTTTTACCTACATTTAATTTTGTATTAGTAGAGGTTCGAATCATTATGTCACCAGGTGTATTCATAACAATAGTTGTATCACCTGCCGCCAATGTATCCCAATAAGCCGATGGAGGTTTAGTAGCAGAGGATGAGGTACCATCACCTGTGTGTTCATCTACACAAATATATGAACTATTTCCTTCTTTTACTACATCACCTAAATAATAAGTTGATGCTCCGGACCAATCTCCTTGGAACTTAAAACCTGTATTAATTAAATCCCAATAAGCTGAATTTGTAATTGTTTCATTGTATGTAGGTGAATTAGAATCTGTATCTTGGATTGTAGGAGCATTACCTGTAGTGTCTACTTTTGCTACATATACATAACCATTTCTAGTTACTACATCACCTGGATTATATGCTGTACCTGCATTATATTCACCTTTAACATTAAATCCAGTAGTAAATAAATCCCAGTATGTAGTAGCAGTAGGTAAATTACCTATTGAATCTTGTTTTGCAGTATAAGTATATCCACCATATGTAACAACATCACCTGTTTGATATTGTGTAGTATTACTATAGGAATCTTCAAATTCTAAACCTGGTACGAATAAAGTAAATTTAGCTGAATTAGTTGCCCAATCTGCGGCTGAAGTATGATGAGCATTACAAATATATAAATTCGCTCCCCAACGTACTACGTCATTATTTTTATATTCAGTGCCTGAAGCCCATGCAGTACTGCTCGAATTATAAGCAAAACTTTCAGTATGCAAAGACCAGTACGAATTAGAATCTAAATCTGTATAGAAAGTACCAGAAGTATGATTAACAATACATACATATGTATTGGCTCCATACTTAATAATATCATCTATAATATATTGTGTGGAGGTAACCCAGTCACCTTTCCATTTGAACTTTAATCGTCCTAGAATAAAATCAGCCATTAGTGTGATCCCTTATATGATTTAATATATTTATTCAAAAATTTCCATTAAAATTATACTTTAAACTGCTGTTGATCCACCTGTTGATACATAAACATAATCTTGTTTATACCTTGCTACTAACTTACCACCACTATTTAAATAATAAAATAATTTTAAATTATCAAATCTAAATTGGTCATGATTTCGATTACCTATATTAGTATCCCATTGATTTCTTCCTGTTTCTTCATATCCTACAGGAAGAGAATTAGTTTGGGTTGTTCCATCGTCTAATGTACCGTCAAGCATATCTTCTAAACCATTATATGCAAATCCTGTATCATCAGTAAGATCTATTGATTCTGTTCCATTTAATTTTACTTTAGTATAAGTTAGCAAGCCATCTGCATCTCGTTTAAATGCATGATAAGCATATTCGTCAGATATTGTGTTAACTTGACCTCCACCTGTAACTGAACCTGCAGAGGGACTTAAATAATCTGAAAGATAAATCGCCATTAAAATATTCTCCAAGTGGAACCATTATAAGATAAACCAAAAGATGCGTTATTATAATCTACTAATAAATCATCTCCTAAATCCATAATAGTATTTCCATTGCGTAAAACTGTAACATTTAAACTTGCAAAGTTTCCTCCGCCATCAGATATCCTAACCGCATCTCCTACATTTGGATTTGCTGGTAAAGTTATATTAACAGGATTAGCTCTTGTATCAACTTGGACATTTTCGCCAGCGGTAATTGTAAAATCTGCATTTTTATATGTTACAGTTGGTTGTGCACCATGTAATGTTTTAAAAACTAAATTTCCAGCACCATCTGTTGCTACCGCATCACCTGCTGTAGCCGCATTTGTTGTTTTAAGATTTGATGCTGTTACTGATTCTTCTGAAATTAAACTGGTAGTTTTTAAAGCCATTATTCATCCTACACTCCATTAATAATATTTATCTTTGAAATTTATTTTATTAAGGTATTAAAAAGAGAAATGGGGCAAAGGATGCCCCATTTTAGAATAGATTATTCGAAGTTATCTCCGCCAGTATTGTCAGAGTCAGTTCCGGCTTCTTCCATTTCAACAGTTGCTCCTGTGCCAGTAAAATCCCAAGGAATTTGAGTTCCACCTGATAATGTAACTCGTCTACCTGTAATTTTTGTTACTCGCTTAATAGCATTACTATCTGCACTATCTTTAACACTAATAGTCATTTCGCCTTCTGCTAATGATCCTTGTGCTTTGTCGACTAAAGTACAAATTTTTTCGTTGCCGGCTTTATTTGTACACTTAAAACGTTTTGAGCCAACTTGTTTAACAATCCAACCATCAGATAATGATCCATGATGATATCTACATTTAAAATCGAGACCCGAATCAGGGGTACCGAAGTGTCTTTTATTAATAGGTCTTCCCATTTGTTTCTCCTTTGTGGTTCTATCCAACTACGGGGTGGGTGTACCCCATAAACCCTTTCGGGCAATAATATTTATCATAAAAAAAGGGTATATCCGAAAATATACCCTTTTGTAACCAATAAAGTAACGGTTTACTGAAACTTAACGTTTGCGTTAGTAACGGCAATATTTGCCAAGTAGTCAGCGGCGTTACCCAAGGATGAAGCTTGGTTCGAAAGCTCAACATAACCATATCGTGTCATAAAGGAAACGACTGGTTCGAATGAACTAGGATCAAGTACAACCCCGGAGCTCATCAGCGGAATGTATGGGCAATAAAAACTTGCGGCATCCATTTCACCTGGGCCCTTATAACCAACCAGTACTGCGGCGCTATCAGCGGCATACTGATTTACATAAACACGAACTGAACTATTTAAAGTTCCAACAAATTTTGTGTTAGTTGGTGCTTCAAAAGTACCTTCAGTTGTTCTTGCGAACGCAGAAGTTGTTGCACTTTGAAGGATTGTCAGTGCTAATGGACTAACAACTACCCAGTTACCTGCGCCACGACGTGTACGTGCGGCGATAATATTAGCGGCTCTATTTACCAGAACTGCTAATGCGGCGTGTTCGTCACCAACAAAAGTTGCTGTACCCGAAACAGCGGATTGGTCATATGTGTCAACTGCTGTTCCTGATAAAGTTGTTAAAGAACCGATAATTTCTTGATCGATTTCTGTAGTAATCTCTTGTGCAAGAGCGGCCATAACTTCAGCCTCAACATCAATACCATGCTGGCTTTGGGCATCCTGAGATGCTTCAAAAGTCCAACGAGCGGACAGTCTGCGAGTCTTCGCTTCAACTGTTTGCTTCAAGATTTGGATTGACATTTTATTACCGGGAATCCCCTCCATAACGCCTGTGGCGCTCGGAGCGGCACTTGTTCCTGGTGCTCCAGAATATGAATTAGCAATCTTAAATGGGCTCAATGCTTCTTCACCCGCGGTTGCTCCATTATCTGTATCTGCATATCTTACACGCAGAGTATGAATTTGTCCTACTGGACCAGTCATTGGCTGTACACCAATTAGCTCGTTTGCGATAACAGTAGGCATTACCCTTCTGATAACAGGAAGGATAACTTTGTTTAACGTTGCAACGTTACCTGCATTAGTTGCGCCTGCTCCTGCTGTCTCCATCAGTGCTTGACGTGTATTTTCTAATGTGGTTTCCATTACTGTTCTTTTGTTGCCTTCTAGTCCTTCGCACAGAGCGTCCTTAGTTGGTTGCCAGTTGGACTCAAATAGTGCGTCTGCCATAATTAATTCTCCTTAAAAATTATATTCCTGCTAGTTTTCTAAGGTTAATAATCTCAGCCTGTGCATCAGTCGTTTCCGGCGATACATGAACTGGTTTATTACCTGTTATCACAGTTTTCTGTGTTCTAGCTTTTGGCTGTACATTTTCTTTTAATGTCTTTTTAGAAGCGGTACTTTTTGCTTCTTTTTTAACATTTTCATTAAGAACTGTTGGTAAGTATTTCTCATACTGTTTTTTAAGATTTTCTGTTTGTACTGTAGATAACAGATCTTCCATAATCTCTTTCTTATCTCTAGAAAGAGGTGTCAACAATTCTGATAAAGTTTTATCTCGTTCTTGCTTACCTTCTGCAATACGAGCCTGTTTTTGAGCTTCGGAAATTTCTACTTGTTTTGACGAAATTTGTACGTTAGCCTCTTCAAGTTGTCCCTCTAGCTCTTTAAGTTTGTGAGACAGTTTTTTAACTTCTGTCCCTTCAGCTAAGTGACTTGTCATAAATTCTGCCGCAAATGCTTCAAACATCTTTCTTCCGAAAGAATTTTCTCGGGCTGATTTGATATCTTCTTTCAAAGCACCAATCTCTCCTCGAAGTGTACTTTCAACAATGTATTCTACTTTTTCTGCGGCCTTCTTGACAAAATTAGCTTTTGTGTTACGTAAAAGTTGTTTTCCTTCCGTAACGAGTTTAACCTTCTGTTCTACTACAGCCTGTTTATCGCTATGGAATTCATTCAACTCTTTTGTTAACTGTTTCAAGACAAAACCTTCTAATTTTTTAAAGTTTTCGCCTTGGGTGTTTCTATCCTCTCGAAGTTCAGTTATTTCCTTCTTAAGAGCATCCATTAAGAACTTGTCCAATACTTCTGCGTGTTCTTGCATTTTTTGTTTGTACTGAACTCGTGCCTCAACTAATGCACCTTTATCATGAGCAAATTCTTCGACTTCTTGCTTAATAGCATCAGTCAACATATTATCCATTGCTTCAACAATTTGCGTCTTGTCGTTTGTATAACGAGTTGCAAATTCTTCGCGGATTTCATTAGTAATCTGCTCACGAGCCTCGGAAAGTTTTGCTTCCCAAGCCTCTGTTAATGAAGTTTTAACATCTTCCGACAGGACGTCTCCACCTAATAGTTCTTCAAAAGCGTCTGCCATATTAAATTCTCCTAAAATTTAAGATCACTAATAAATGTAGTGATCCCTTTAGTAAGGTGCTTTTGTGCCTTTTTATCATACCTAACTGCTTCAGCTAATTCCAACAATGATCCGCCTTTTTTGTAATTTTCCAGCTTCTCGTAAATTGGATCCGGGTAAGCGTTAGGGGCACTCGGTTGTGCGACAATATCAACTGTCACAATTTCAAAATCGGAGACCTTTCCACCTTCACTGACATTTCCTGATCCCCTTGAACTAACACCTAGTTTAACACCACTCTCTAATAGTGTTTTAACTAGATTCCCCATAGGCGTTGGTAAAATTTTAAGTTTTCCTACTCCATCTGCTCCATGCATATCCATTTCTGTTATTACATGAGAAACACGATCTAAATTAACTGTTAGATCTTCTGGATGGTCGGCTTCTCCTAATACCGAAAACCCTGAGGTTATTTTTTCTTTTAGCGATTTTACCGCTTTATTAATTTCATTAATTGGGTAAACCCGTTGATTTTGATTCTTAACATCACCTTGAATAAAGACACCTCTCATAAAGAGATTCTTTGTTCCATTGTCATCAACGGATTCTACTTGTATATTAGCTTGATCAAAACTTAATTTCTCTACTAATGTTACGCCCATTTATTTTTTCCTTACGAACCATCTATTGGTGATTTTTTATTACTTGCTTCTTCACTGTTTTTTGGATCGGCTACATTTGATTGTGCTTTTCCTGCTTTTCCGCCTGGTACATTTACGTTTCCTGCGTTATCTTCTTTAACAGCATTGTCACCATGATCGCCTTCAGAACCATCATTAACTTTAACAGCGGTTCCGCCCATATCATTTTTACTTGCTACAGGGGATTTGTTACCTACTGCTCCGGTAGATCCACCAGCGGCTGCAAAACCTGTTTCGCTCATATTTGGATCTGGAACATTTACTGCACCTTCACCAACTTGTTCGTAATCAAGTTCTTCTTCTACTGGTTCTTCGTCGTTTCCACCCATCATTAATGGATCTTCTTCTTCTGCGTCAACCATATCGCTCATATCATCTACTGGTGCTTCGTCGTCCATATCTACTGGCTCTTCGTCACCCATTAGTTGAGCAAATTCGGCTTTAAGTTCGTCTAAAGCATCTTCAACATTCATAAAAGCATCTTCAACAGGATCTTCGCCTTCTGCGTCACCCATTTCATCATCCATAGGCATTTCGTCACCTATTGGATCTTCTTCTGCTACTTCTTCTTGATCAATCATTTCGCTGTCGGTTTCGACTTCGTCTGCAAATTGATCTTGAATGTCTGCTTCGTCTACTTGTTCTTTATCTTCTTTGTCGTCGTCGGATTTTGCTTCCTCGACTTCTTCTTCTGTTGCTTCCTCAAGATCTTCGTCTTCGGTTGCAATCTCTTCGTAAATGCCTCGAGCCTTTTCCACAAATACATCATGAAGGAGGTCGCTGGCCTTTTCATTTTCCTCGTTTATGATAAATTCGAGGACCTTTTCAAGTTTTTCTCTCGTGGTCATATAATTACTCCTAAAGAAAGCGTTTTGAAACTATTAATATTTACAATTCGAGAGAGAAATAGCTTAGAAAAAGGTCTAAAAATCGCCTTTTTTGGAAAAAAATTACATCGTTGGAGGAGGTGCTGGTGGGATTCCGTAAATTTCTTTAAAAAATTTGTATCTTTTATCAAGATCTAACTTTTTTAACTTACGCATTTTTTTCAATTTGTTCAAATGTGTAAGTGTTAATCGAGGGCGCCGACTGTCGTCATATTCATATTTTGATTGATCGTCAATTTCTTCGTATTGTGTACCTACATTATCTGATTTTGGTGCTTCAGATAATTGTCTAAATTCTTTCATCATTTCTACATAATCTTTCATTATACTGCTCCTGGTGCATCTGGTAGTTCGTCGCCGGTAATAGGTGATGCCGATCCTTCTGCTCCTGCAGGATCCATTGGATCCTCTGCTCCTGGCAGTGGTTCGGCTTCCATAGGTTGCATCATATTTGGATCCATAGGTTGAACTCCTACTGCTCCTAATCCGCTCATATCACTTTCAGGATCTAATTGTGTATCTTGCTCACCATTTTCTTGTCTCCACATTTGCTCATTTTCGACAATTTCATCTTCTGTAAGTCCTAGGTATTTCTTTAATGCAAAACGCTTAGACATATATGGTGCTTCTGCAAGTCCACTGAATACTGCTGATCTAGCTTGATCAACTTCTACTTCTCTATATTGACTAAAGCTCTGCGGATCCGTAAATCTAAGTTCAAACGTACCTGAATCAATATTAATACCTTTCCATTTTAAAAAGAGTTTAAATTCTTTGTCAAATGTAGGTCCTAATAATGCTTGTATACGTTGACAATATTTTGTAAATCTATATTCTTGAATAAATGCAGTACCTACTCGTCCGTCAACATAACTTGAAGTTCCATCATCTGGACCTGTTGGGAGGTAAGAACTAGGTACTCTTAACGCTCTTAAAATTTTATTTGTAAAATACCTTAAATCATCTATCTGCCCTAAATTCTCACCTCCAGGTAATACTTCAACTTTAGATCCTCTTCCCTCTGCTGTTTGTGCAAAAAAGTAATCTTCCATTATTGAAAGAGGATTGTAACTAGCATCCATGATTGTTGTGCCTCCTCCAGTTTTATTTGGTATTCTACGTTGGTGAATTTCATTTTTCACACGCTCTACAAATCCCATTGCTTTGTGTGATGGCATGTTTCCCACATCTATGTAAAATACTCTACGTTCTGGAGCTCGCTGTACTCTATAAATTATAATAGAATCTTCTAGTAATTCTTTTTGCTTGTACGTTTTAAACACCGGATCAAGAATGCTTTGACCAAAAGGCCAATTAATATCCATGCCTTCTGTCATTCCTAAATGCACCATATGATTTGCGTCAACTCCGTATTCTTCTTGTTCTCCGCCACCATATCCGCTTTGACTATGACCACTACCTGTACCATATGCTCCTCGGTCAATAATACCACCTCGTTGCATAGCGGTAACTGATGCAAATTGATCACTATGCGGAATAATATTTGATGCTGTTTTTTCTTGTAAATTTAATGCTAAATTGCGAACAATATATTGTTCTGGTTCTTTACCTTTTGCCTCATTAATAACTACTTTTGTAACATCCATTGGATTAACCCAATTCCATTCATATGTTTCCGGGTCTCTAATAAAAAATTGGTCTCCATATTTACATGTATTTCTAAATATTCTCCAAATACGTTTATCCCAATCGTTTAGATTATTCCATTGTTCTAATGCTTTTTCTAATAATGCTACTTCAGTTTCTGTTGAATCTTCTTTCCATTCGACTTCAAATGGTATATTTGTTTTATCTACAAATTGTGTCGAAAATTCAGCAATAGTATCTAAAGCCGCATTAACTTCAGAATCTATATCCATTTGGTCGTATTGAACATAACGTTCAATTCTATTAGGTTGTCCTGTATAAACTTCAGGTAACCAAGAACCAAATTTACTTGCACTTGTATGTGATTGTCCTACTTTTTTAGTATTACCGAATTGGTATACTGTAAAATGTTTTTTCCAGCTCATATATTATCCTATAGTAATATTTATATTATATGCTCTTATATGTGTTTTGTCAACCATTTAATAATTTCTCCCAGGAGGGCCTATAGCCGGGCTTTGTGTTCTGGTTATCTTTGTTGTTTCTATAGCGGTAGATGCTGATGCACCAGCAATTACATCTAATTTTGTTCCATGATCTACTAATAATTTTTGTATTTTTGTTAATTCTAAATATTGAGGATCTGTTTTGGCTTTTTCCATGTTTATAATTTTTTGTTGTTCTTGTGCTAATTTTTGACCTTGCGTATATTCGTTACCATGTTCGCCCATACTTTCTTGCATTGTAGTAAAAATATCTTCTCTACCAGTTACTTGTTCTGCCGCTTCGCCACCCCATTTGTAACCATAATAACCACCGAGTGCAGTTCCTAATATCGACATTAATGGTCCGCCACCTAGCATTCCTACAAGGCCACCCATCAACATAGAACCGCCCATACCGCCGCCACCTTTTCCTAAAGTTTTAATTGCAATATCTTTTCTTCTTTTATCTCTTAATGCGACCGCATCTTTATATTCTTGCGAATCTTTATTTACGTCAGCACCACCCCATTGTGCATTAAATTCTGATTCTGATCTTTGTAATTCTTCATAACCTTCCATCATTGCTATTCCAATGGAAAATATACCTGATAATGTACCACCTTTCATTCCTGTTATGGCTTTACTCGCAGTTCCACCTGTAATAGATTTTATGGCTCCTTTAGTTGGTGTAAATTTTCCAGTTTTGGGATCATATTTGTAGTCCAAACCGGAATTAGGATCTGTAAATATATTGTTCTTTAGCTCATATGTTTGTCCTCCTCTTAATACTTTATTTCCTTGACCAACCGTTGCGGAACCTAATTGTGACATAGCCAAACTACTAGCAAATTTATTTTGGTTTGCCATAGATGTTCCTGATTGTGGAAACATTTTATTAACATTAGGTAGCATTGAAGCACCTGCTCCCATCGCCAAAAATTGCCAAGGATTGTCCAATAACATTTTTCCGATAGTAGCCGAAGCGGCTAATCCTTCACCTTTTGCCGCTTGCCCTATTGCAGTTGTAAATTGTCCAACTGATTCAATTGCTTTTTTAAGTGCAGGTTGAAGGGCCCCTCCCTCTCCAACCATTGCATTAGTTACTCTTAACATTCCTTGTTGTAAATCTGTTGTTACTGTAACTACTGCTTCATTTGCTTTTAATAATTGGGCTCCTTCTTTCAATCGTAATTTTGCTTGATGTCGAGATTCGGCAGTAGTAGTTCTAGCTTCAGATAACATACGACCTGCTGTTTGTAAAGATTCATGTTGAGTTGCTAATAATTGAAAATTTTGAGTGTCATATGATTTTACTGATTGTTCTAATGCTTTATGAAATTTACCAAACATTGCAGGGTCTATTGCTTCTCCAGATCTTGCCATTTGATCTAAAACAGCACCTGCTGGTCCTAACATAGCCATAAATTCTGCACCTGCTTCTGTTGCTTCTAGACCTCTACCTTGTGTTTGAGCTTGTATCCATGCATCAATCATCGAATCTGCATTTTCTCCATATCGAGATTTCATTTCATTTGTAATTAATGCTAAATTCTTTTCAAATGTTTCTGCCGCACCTTCTTCGCCTTTCATTCTAAGCATCATAGCATACGTTGATGCATCAGTACGATTTAAATTTTCTATTTGGGCTTTCATTAAATCTTTGCGATTTCTACCTGTATCGTAAGCATAGGCGGCAGTTTCTTGGGCTAGTGCTTTAAAATTTGCGGCTAAATTTACAGCAGAGTTCTGTGCTAATACTCCTCGTTTTCGATCAGTTTCTAAATATTCTGCTAAGAAAGAATTTACTTCTGTTACTGTAAATCCAAAATTACCAAATTCTTTCATGCTATCTCTTGCTGTTTTCGATATTAATCCAAATGCAAAAACACCAGGTCTGACTCCTTGATCTAATAAGTCCTTATGTGCCTTTGTCATATCCATAGTAGTATCATTAAGGTAATTTAAAGTTACTGCATTTGATCCTGCAATTCGTTCTAATTCACTTAATGGCACATTAAAACTACTAATTGCTTCTCCTGTATTAATAATAGATGTTCCTAATCCCATACCTACATCTGTTAATCTGCGTTGAGAATCGGCAAATTCTCCTACAACTTTTGTTGCTAATGCTATCCCTTGGCCAAGGCCACCTGGCATCATACTTAATGCATCACTAATACCTTTTCCTGATATCATTGAACCAGCCATTCTCATAATTTGTGGCATTTGTTGAGCGAAAGCCCCAGATGCTCTTTTTTGAGCAGATAACATTTCTTTATGCTGAGCTTTCATTTGATTTAATGTCTGAAGATTGGTTCTATGTTGGACTGCCTGCATTCGAGACATTCTTCCAGTATTAGATGCTGTCTCTGTATCTCTAGCTAATTGAGCTCTACTTACATTTGATCCTGTAACAAGTGTTTGGTTAATTTCTCCTAAGGCCTGGATACGTTCTGCTTCTTGACTAGAAAGAACATTTAATACTTGTTGTAATGTGTAATCTGTAGCAAAATCAGGTATTTCTACTGAGCCTACGCCTGGAAGTTGTATAGATGCCATGAATTTCTGCCTATAAATAGAGTTATATATATTTATTAAGGAGGAAAATGCCCGAAGATGCAAATGTTATATTAAACGAGTTTTATGACATTAATGAATCAAAAGAACAAGTAGAACAATTTATAGAAAAATATAAAGACAATCCAGAAGCAGAACCTGTATTAAAAATAGCAAATCAAGCATTAGATAATTTTTCAACAACTCCCAAAAAACAGATTAAAAAAGAAAAAATTGAGCGAGAGACACCTGTTTCAGGTGAGGGTGGAAAAACAGTTGAATCAAAAAAACATAATGTGCGACATACTGTTTTAGAAACTAATTCTTCTAATCCGTTAATGCAATATCATAGACCTCCCGGAGTATATGTAATATTACCTAGTAATGGTAACTTTTATACTATACCTCCTAAGTTATCAAACTTAAATGAAATTTTAGTAAGACCTATGACTGCAAGAGATGAATTATTATTCAAATCTCCGGATATTTTAATGAACGGTGAATCATTAATTGAAGTAATGAAATCGTGTGTACCAGATATTGAAAATCCAAATGATATTCCTGGACCAGATTTTAATGTTTTAATGTTAGCAATACGACTAGTAACATATGGGAAAGAATTAGCTTATAGTGGTTTGTGTACAAAATGTAATACATCTACCGAATTTAATGTAGATATAGAATTTTTATTAGATACACAAATAACAGGTCTCGAAAAACAATATAAAATAGTAATAGGCGATTTAACTGTATATGTTAAACCATATGATCTTCGTTGTCAAATTCAATCAGCATTGGCAAATTTTGAAAGGTCTGCGATTACTAATAATATATTAGCAAATGATGATACCACTGATGCCGAAAAACAAGTAGAATTAGGCAAATCATTAAAGAAAATTACCGAAATAACGTATGAGCTAGTATTACGGTCTATAATAAAAGTAGACACACCAACTGCTTCAATTGAGGACAAACAATTAATTGCTGAATGGTTACATGATATAGGACGAACTTCTTTTGGGTCTATATCAGAAAAAATAGTAGAAATAACAGATGTAGGTTTTAATAACATCATAGAATTTGATTGCGAAAAGTGTTCATCTAAATCTTCTACTCCTATTGTGTTTGATCCGACCCTTTTTTTCGCCTAAGGCTCTTACAATCAACTCCTGACGAAATTCAGGAAATCTTACAAGAAATGAAAGATGATGTAAGAGCCTTTCAAAAGAATTTAATGGAACTGGTTGTGTTTTCAGATGGAATGATATCATACAATGATATGTGGATGTTGACCTATGATGAAAGAGAAATGTTTTTTGAAATTGTTAAACAAAAACTTGATGCAAAGGCAGGAAAGAAACAGCAACAAAATCTTTAGAAGCCAATACCTTCTAATTGTTTAATACTGTTACTTGCAGATGTGTGGAGTATTCCTTTTCCTCCTGCTTTATTCCATTCATTAATATTTTGTTGATGGTCATCAATTAATATATTAGGTCGACCGTCGTGCGATTTAGCAAAGTGTTTTTTATCTGAGCGTTTTACAGCATACACTCTATCTTTGCTAATACCTAAGTTTTTTTCACACCACATTGCTTTTTGAATTCCTGCTGGAGGATCCCATATTAACCGAACAGCAGGAACAGCGGTTAATATATAAGGTTGGAAAGTTGATATAAATCCCCAAAGTTGTTTCATATCAGGCATAGGAGGTAACTCTGCCCAAAATAATTTTTCTTCTGCTAATTTATCCCATAGTTCGTGCTTTCCTGAAACGTAACCATAACGTTCAGCAAAATTATAACCTAATATTTTTGTTGCACCTTCTATTAAATCTACTAAAACGCCGTCCATGTCGCAGTATATTTGAGGATAATCAAATTCTGTTAGTTTCATTTACCTTCCTTTAATGATGAGCTAAAGCTCATCACGATCTTTCATTACTTCGTAATTCAGATCGAATTTATACTATTACTATTTAACTATTTCCTGAGAGTCAAGTCACACTTAGCCTGTTTAAGGCTAAGATAACTATTTCCTTCGGACATAGCACATTCTAATAGAACAACCAAATAGGTTAAGGCGGTTGGGCTGTACCTTTTTACGTTCTGCTTATCCAACGCAGGTTTATATAAAGCAATTAGATCTACCTTATATACCTTGTAGGTTCCAATTGTCAGGAGAGCCTACTCATTTTTTCTGCTTTTGCCACGGAGATCCGAACGAGCGTACTCGTTCTCAACCGGTCTTACGACAATAGAGGCTGTGGTACCCCTTCAACTGAGAGGTATTTAATTGAGCCATTGTTTTGTTCCATAAAATCTTTGTAGCTTGTAAAAATCCAGCCTTTATAATTTGCGTGTCTATATGTATAAAATGAGGAATTAAGTAAGTGTTCTTGGAAGCCTATGTATTTGCCTTTGCGGTTAAATTTTAGTATCAATAAGTTTAAATCTTTTTCTTCTGCCACTTCTAGTATTTGTTCTATCCATTCATCTAATAGTCTAATATCGCCTTGGTATAGTAATTGGTGGAAAGGGAAATCAGCATACGATTTACATTCAACATTAAAATATTTCCAGTCGTCGGGTGGTATTATGTCTCCTCTGAAGGATTGTACCTGACCCTCGGATAAAAAATCTTTTCTTGCAACATTAGAGCCGCCAACATAAGCACCCGACGATGGAGTTCTTACAAAGCTCTCATTATATAAATCCGATAGTTCTTTTGCTATTTCTCTTTCAAATGAACTGCCTTTTATTTTACTTTTACTTGGCATTAAGTATTTTTGATAATTTCCAAGGTGTAAAACATACAGTTCCTAAACTGAAATAATCTGCACCTTTACCTTTATAGTAATTTACAATATCTATATGATCAATCCCTCCTCCTGCGATAATCTTCACTGAGGGAAAGTGTGTCTTTATGTAATCTATGAGTTTGATCGTGTAACTTATCAATTCCTTTCCGCTCAATCCTCCGCCAGTAATAGGGAGGGTGTTGGAGCAGTGGATCTGACCAAACCCAATGTCTAATAATCGCTTGATTTCGTCCTCTGTAGATAGGGGCGATATTTTGGCTATACACCATTCTCGTTTATTATCCCAAAATGCATTATAAAACTTAGTAAGAGCTTTATAATCTATTTCTACTTTATCGATATTTGGACAACTTAAATTTAATTCTAAGTTTACATGATCGGGTATGTCTTTTGCAAAGTCACCCCAATCTCTAGGCATAATTGCGGCAATACTTATAACTTCTTTGCCGTTGTTTCTGTATTTATTAAGTCCGTGTTTTATACCCGGATTACGGAGTCCTAATTCGTTCTTCCATCCTTTTTTAGAAAAATCATATCTAAGAGTTCTAAATAGTTGTTTAATTAATCCTGGTCTACGTAATATTGTAAAAGAACCTCTAACATTAATTGCATTTTTATGTTTAATATAATTGCCAAACGGGGCCGCTATAAAAAATTTAAATTGTTGGTTCTGAGTCAAGTCGTTCTTTGTTATCTGCATAAAAGTTATATGCCTCCGAGTCATCTAAACAATGTCTGGTTTCTCCGTTTTTAAAGACGTATACATATCCCATATCTAATGGTGCCAATCCAGCTCCTCCTCTAGATTGTTGAGTTATGTCTAATAATGATCTTCTATCAATCCATGGTGTTTCAGACATGTTCTAGTACTTCCTTATCGCAACTAAATGATGTAAATCCATCTTCTTTAACTACATTTAATATATCATTTACTCGTCCTACAAGTTCGTCTTTATGTGAAATTAAAAATATATTTTTATTTCGTTCCCTTGTAATTCTTTTAAGCTCAGCCAATGC